AATCCCCTTGCGTCTCAGAAGATCATTGGCAAACGCGCTGTGAGCAAAAAGTGGCATTTTGTCATCTTGCATGATGACCAACATCTGCTCGATGGACAAATCTTTGAGCAGAGCAGAACTGAACAGGAATTCTTTCCAGTTTTTGAATTCTTCAGGCATCGCGTAGCACCTCTTGAATCGATTCGTCGATACTTTGCCGTGGATATTGTTCCCAGCATACGGGAATGCTATCAGTCCTGTGTGTTATTTTGATCATCGGCAATCCGGTTAGAAGTTGGCGTACTTCGCCACATTTGCAGACTATCTTCGCGTGAATCGGTGCTCCCATCGGAGAGTCCGGCAATGTTGGTAAGATCTCATATGGCCGTTCCGCTATAGAGAGTCCGCACTTTTTACAGTTCATAGCCTCACATCCATTGGTTTCTCGGTCGAAGGTGATTCCTGGCGCGCCATTGGGTGCATGCCGATATCGACACGAGTTAGAATATCGACCATCAGTTTCATCTGACCGTTGCGCTCAGCAAGGGGAATTTGGCTCGGCATCCCAATGAACTCCACCGGCTTAAAGTAATTTTCAATCAGATAATCGAGCACGTCTTTCCCCGACTGTGTGGTAAACGCTACTGCAAAACTACGAGCCAGAACTTCTTCACAATCTACTTCGGCTATGGTTGGCTTCCATCTTTCGCGCCACACCTTCAATTGAATAGGAATTATTTTTTTGAGCTTATCGACTTCTGCCAGTTGCATTTGCAATCGGAAGTTAGATTCGTGCGCGTCTCTCATTTTTTTGGCTAGATCCTCGTATCTGTGCGCCAACTCCCGGTATTCCGCGCGAGATACGGTATCAAACAGCCAAGATTTGAGTTGGGAGAGAAGAGAATTCATTTTTCAATATCCACCTGGACTATCCCATCGGTATTTAAGCGAACGGCCACGCCTTCCGTAGAAACCCCTAGCTTCTTGAATATATATTCTGATATCGGAAAGGCTTCGCACAGTCCCAATTTTCGCAACTCCATCTTTGTCAACTTTTCAACTACCGGATATACTCGTTCTAACATTCCGGCATTGAATTCGGTTCTGTTATTTAAAAACCATTCCCGAAAATCGTCGGTCGCGTCGGGATGGGGTAAAACAGTAATTGTAAGTCGAATGCTGCAATCGCTCATGCCGCGTTCCGTTTCCAGTTTTTTATCTGCGAGAGGACGGCAGTCATGCCATATTAGTCCAGCTAATTCTCGGAGTCTTTTCATTCTCATTCAAGAAAAGCCCGCAACGATCACAAGAGCCGACCGCCGTTACCCCAGTCTTGGATTCCCAATCGAGACGTTTCAGAAACTTCACGATAGCGCCGCAATCCTTGCAATGGTAGTGGTCCGAGTACATCCACTTGCTGACTTCCTCGCGGATTTCATCTTCGATACTCATCCCGTCCATATCAACGGCTACGACCTGCGTGTCTCCAGTTGAGCCTGTAGCAATTCGGTCCCGCAAAATCGGGTTGTGTTTTGGGTTCGCCACCCATGTGTAAAAACATTTTTCGCAACAAAATTCGGGTTCGCCGCCAATAGCGGCAATAAAAAGATTCGCAATTTTAATGTCCATCCTGAAGTCTTGATGGGCAATCTTTTCTTTGCCACAGCCGTCACAAATTGCTTTTCTCATTAGGCAACCGCCCCCATCTGCCCTTCCCCTTGCGGCATCATTGCCTTCACGAGAGGGGCGATTTTTCCGCCACCCTCGGCCAACGCGGACAAGTCTTGAGTCTTCTGAGCCTGTCTGGCTGCTTCGGCGCGTGAGCCGCGAATAGCGTCAATCTGTTTCTGCCCGAGCGTGGCGATCGCCGGCACACCGCGATTGCGATTGATCGTGTCGCGGTACTTGTCGAAGTCGTAGCCGTCAAGAATCCACTGGTTCGGCTGCGCTCCTGTCATCTTCCACTGATTGAGTTGCATCTGAATGATCGGCATCAAGTCCTGCATGGCCTGATTCATGGCGTCGATCTCTTCCATGCGCTGAGCGCGTGCGAGCGGAGATTCAAACCTAACTTTCGGCTGTCCGCCCTGTTGGAGAATAATATCGGGCGGGGGCGGAAACATTCCGGCGCGGTACAAAGTATTATGGTTGCGAGCAATGATCGGAATGCCGAATTCGAATTCCCACCGGCCGTAAGTTGGGCCAAGCATTTTCTGTACGATGTTCTGCTTTTGCTGGAAGACGTAAACCCGCATCTCCTGCTGTCCTTCGAGCGCCATCAACTGCTGAAGCATGTCAGCGTAAAAGATCCGGCGAATCATCGCTTGCATCTTTTCGGCGTCGATCTGGGAGAAAGAATAATTGCCAACCTGGCCGGTGATGGGCGCGATCACGTTGCCTACAGGTTCGCCGGGCGCGGTTCTCACGATCGTCTTCCCCCATGGAGTCAAATCCCTGTTGCCTATCACGGACTCGTGTCTTTGCACCAATGCTGGCTTGATTCTCAGCGTCATCGCTTCAAGATCGGCCTTCGTCGCCGCATTGAGAGTGATCAAAGTATTAAGAGCTATTTCACCGAGCCCGCGGCCGTAGGGTTCGCCGTGGCATCGCGTCCACCGCGGCACACAATCTGGAAACTCCTCGTAGCCGCTTTCGGCGACAACCTTTTTCTGATCGTAATGAACGTAGCAGGAGGCCCACGGCAACGCTTTATTGCCGTAGAGCTTCTCTCCTTGTTTGCGCGGGTAGACGCCGTGAACGAATCTGAATTCGTCGGCTCTACCGTTTTCATAAGCGGTCCTCATGTCTTCGGGAAGATTGTTCAAACCCCAGAGGTCCGCCGCAGCCTTGGCTGTCTTTCGAAGTTCCAGGTAGGTTTCGTCGACCTGGTTGAGCCCATTCTCGAAGACGACAAATCGGCCGGCCTTGTGGTGAGTGTACCGCATCCCGCGAAACCCGAACTTTTCACGGCCAACGAGCTGCGGATTCTGCTCGGCGCGCATAAGCCCGGTTCCAAACGCGATCCAGTCCATGTCAGACTCGTAGGATTCGGGATAGAATCCGCCGTAGGTGAACTGCTTCAATCCGATGTTGCGGCACTCCTCGTACCATTCGCGGGCATCGTCGTCTCGATTTACCATATCATTCTCGTCTTCGAGACCGTGCCAGAGTGTGCCCGGACCGTGGAGATATGATCCCATCTGGCGAACTGCGAGATCGGCCGCGCTGATTCCCTCGCTGTCGTACATGCGCGACATGAGAGCTTCGCCGGGAGCCTGACGGCTTTGGACGTTGGAGCGCGTAGGTTCGATATAGGGAGCGAGCAAGTCGATCCGCTGGCGGAAATTCGCCGCGTATTTCACGCCCTCATCGTAGCGGGCAACGACTCGCGCGCCTATGGTTTTCAGTTCTTCAGAATCGCGTTGCCGCATTCCTGCCTAACTCCTCTTTGAGTGCGAGACACTCCTTAAGAGCTATTTCACCGAGCCCGCGGCCGTAGGGCCGACTCATTATTAACTTTCTCTTGCGCTCGTGATAAGCCCGTGTCCAGAAGCTGCTCCCCAAACCCTGCCCGTATAGTTCGCCATTTTTACTGAGGACTCTCGACTTGCCCATAGCTAGACTCCTTCGGCGCTCACTCTGCGTCAGTGCCCGATTCGTAGACAACATGAACATCTAATTCCTCAATCATGGGTTCAATCTCGGATTTGATCTGTTCAGCCAACAGGCTTGCCTCGCTCCGTGTTATCTCCGGCCCGCCCGAGATATGAATGCACACACCATGCGGGCAAACTTTGCAACTAGATTTCTGGCAGGTAACGTCAATCATTACGCCGTGCAGTAAGACATGAGCACAGAGACATCCGTCGGAACCGGCAAGATTATAAAACCCTTCGCGCTGAATCAATTTTAAAAGATAAGTAGCATCCATCAAACATGCGCTCCTGTTTCAACGGCTCGACGCGCCTTCTCTAAACAGAAAATAATATCATCCGGCTCAGGCCGGTCCTCAAACCACGCGACGAAATCCCTGCCGTTCGCAAACCGCGCGGAGAGTAAATATCTAACGCCTCTTGGATTGCGACGGGCAGGAATTATCTCATGAGTGAATTCGTGAGTCTGCATAGGCTTCACGCTCCCAGCGTGGGTTTTAGGTCTTGATAGCTCGACATCATCTGCCTGAAGCCTGCGAGATCGGTCTGTTTCGTTAGTCCGCCGGCCTCACGACGTTTCAAGTCAGCAGCCTGAGCCTTGGTGCCAGCGGTGTCCTTGGGGCGCGATATAGCATCGGGGGTGTCGGGGCTTGAAAAAAAACTCGCCATAATTACCTCCGTTTGTCGGCGACTGCCTGTGCTCTGGCAGACAGGACTGCCGATTGTAGTTTTTGTCGAAGAACGCGAACGGCGCGGTTTGGATTCATTGTAGGTGGCTTATGTTTTAACCTACTACTCTCATAACTCAGAGAAATCAAGCAAGTCTGGGGTCGAAACTGTCTTCTCGATCTGAAAACCGTGGGTCATCAACAAATCTCGCGTCAAATTTTGTAACCGTTTTCGAAGGCCCGGCGGCTATTTTCTCTGCCCCGGGCGCGATACGAGACAGTAGAGCAAGAAAGGCATCGCCGATGTCTTCCCAGGGATGATTGGGCTTCTTGGGGAGATCTCGCGAGACTTTCCCAAAACGATCTTTGGGGTAGAACCACCGGCCGCCCATGGCCTTGATGAGCGGATCGCCGTCGATCGGGTCGATGAGCAGAGCATTGTGACGCTTGAGCAGACTTGTCATGGGCGCCACGCGGGGAGGCCATTTCGTCGGTATCGGTTCGACGAAACCGCCTATCCCGCCTTCGATGGCGACAACCGAATTCGTATCCGGGTTGGATTGATCTCCGGTTTCCATCGATGGATCGAATCCATGGAGTCGGCATGTCGCCGCCTGAAAGCACCATGACGCATACTTGGCGAGCCAGGGCTTGACCTGCTCCGAGATCAAATCATAGATCCCGCCCGACCGTTGCCCGAAGCCCAGCACTGCATAGACTCGTACCTGGCCCTTGAGTTCTTGCCCGATCACACAGTACGGATGATGCCAGCCGTCCCAGCCGAAGAACATCGGCCCAGCAGACTCCATCGGGTATAGACGCTCCTTGGCAACCATTTCGTCGCGTCGAAAGTCCTGAGCCACCGACTCGCCGAGCTGGACGGAACCGAATTCTCCATGAGCCAGTCGAGCTTTTACCTGTTCATCGGTTATTGCGAGTTCGTTGCGCTTGCGGATCTCCATGCTGACGTGCGGGTTATCACCGACCGGCGCTCGAAACCACATTCTCCTGACATCGATCTGCTTTCCTTCCCACTCAACCATCTTCGCATAGTCGGGATGATATCCGTAAAAGGGCGCAGCCTGTGGGCCAAACTTCCAGCGCTGTACGACCCAGTAATCCTCATCGGGCGGGTTCATGTTGAGAAGTCCGGGGTTCGAATACGACGGAATGCGCCGAGAAGTAAGCCCGGTCTCCCAGCTTTGCTCATCAATTCCATTGGAGCCGAGCTCCTGGGAGGGCGCCGCTTCTTCGAACGCCAAGCCAACGCACTCGGCTTTTAATCTGTCACGAGCACCCTGATCTTCAACGCCGAACATTTCCAGGACTACAAGCGGAGCCCCTGTCTGGCTCAAGAAGACTCCGAGATGGCCCTCGTCGTGCAAGCGCCAAGCGTTACCCCAAAATGGGTACAACATCGAGACGTGAGTTTTGGTAATGTGTGTACGAAAAGTATCGGCAACGTACATCCACCTGGCGGGAGTGGCAAATCCCAACTCGGCGTGACGTGAACCATGGAGAGCAATGGCGATCAGCGTGTCTTGGGTTTTTGCCTCCCCTCTCGGGCCACAGATCGCGTACTCCGAGGCCAAGCCGTCCTGCACGGCACGGACAAACGCTCCGCCTACCGGGCCTAAACTTAATTTTAACGTGCTTGAGGGTTTACTCTGGGGGGTGAGTATCGAGCGGCCGGCCATGAACAGAGATTAGTTTAAACGCTGGTTCGATGCAAATCGGGCCTCACAAATCTAACTCCATGCTTGTCGGCTTGGTGCGCTTCGAGCTCGGCCATCCCCGGAAAGGACAGATCGCACGGCATGCAGTAACGCGCGCGGCCGGCGCCGCCAACGAAGCGATACTGCGCCTTCGTAGCCTTCTTACCCTTTCGCCGCGGCCTCCCCTTCGGCCAACCCCTCTTCAGGATCCGCGTAGAGATCTTCTCGTGGCCTTCGTAGCCGGCGCGCCAGCCGCTCATGACTCGATCCCAAGCGCGCGACGGGCAGCAGATAAAAGACGATGCTCAGGCGTATCGCCTAAGACCCCCTCGCAATATGCCAGGGCCGCTTCCGCCGCCCGCACGTACCGGCACGCAGCGGCCATGTCCTCAACGAGCATTGGTCCTGTGAATCTCATCCGGTCTGCCCTGCATTTGACCAGTTCGGCCTCGATTTCGTCTAGCTTGCTCATACTCCCTGCTTTCTCAAGAGGTCGGCCTTGGCCTTGAGTGGCGCCGGTTTATACCAGTTGGGATTATTGATCGTTCTGAAACCGTTAGCGTCCTGCATTCGCCAAATCGTAGTCAGATAATCTCGACATTGTTGAGTTGTGCCATCTGGAAATCGCGTGGCATGATGAGGATCTTCGATATCCGCCATCACCTGATCGATCTTTGATTTATTTTCCGATTCCATATAGTAACTCCTTTACGTTTGCGGGAATGGCCGTTCGGGGCTTTGAGATTATAGCGACCTGTTCTTGCCATGTGACTTTTCTGGGTTCTCGATAAATGTGGGGATTGTAGGGATAACTCTCTGATTGCATCGGAAGGCTCGCTTCGCCAAGCTCAGCGATCGTGGGAAAGAATTTACAACTCCCTAAACAATGACGAACACCGGCCGCGAATTTGTCGTCGGGAATACCTTTTAGCATTTCCCAATAAACGTCCTGGGCTTCATCGGATAGCTTCTGCGCTATAGTGTAGGCGTTGACCATCGCCGTATACTGTTGGTTGAAAAATTCTCGATTCATAATCCCCTCCGTAGCATTCGTTGTGTTCGTTCACTAAGTTCACCTTCGCGTTGTCGTCCAGGTCTATCACCGTTGCGATTGAACTTCTTAGCATTGCGGAGCCAAGTACGGAACGCAGCATCCCAGTCAATGAACTGGGAACCCCTGCTTGCATGATAATCCCTGAAGGCATCAAACTCGGTGGCCGGATCGGGTAGGTTCTTCTCTGAGGCCCAAGACATAATCGCTTCCGAAGGTTGAAACTCGGTTGGAAGCGCGCATTTGCGCGCGCTCTTAATCTTATCTTCTCTTATCTTAATTAGGTTAGGTTTGGTTAGGTTAGGTTCGGAGGGTGCCTGTTTGGCATCCCGTCTTCTGTGATATTCCCAATACTTGACTATCTCAATGCAGTCAGGACGCACTGTTATCCATGAGTTATCTGTGAAGCGTTCTAGCATCGTTCTAGCTGCGTTCTGGGCGCGTCTGTGATACATCTGAAGGGAAACTGGAGCCAAGATCGAGGCAATTTGATCCAGACTTCCAGGCACAATCCCATCATTTCGATCAGCGATCGAGAGGCATTCTTGCCAAGCAAGAGCAGCCCAATCGCCGAAATCTCTGCGAAGGGCAATTATCTCAGGATCACGATTAAAATCGTGGCTAATTGGATGGAAGCGCCGATATTTGGCCATAAGCTCCTTCACGAGCTGGGGGGCGGAGTGTGTGAAGCCACCCCGCCCCCGGAAGGAAAGACTCACGGTGATCAACCTGAGTCGAGAACATGAAGCAATTCCTAAACTATCCCGAAACCGATGTCAAGGGGTATCTTCAAGAGCCCACAAAAGGGCCGGCAGGTGTGCTGGGCACCGCGATTCGGGGAGAACCGCTTGCCGGCCCATTTCTGAACTCTGTTGATTTCAGGATCTCCAGCATGGATTCAGCGTGGCTACTTTATACCGCGTCCCTCAGTGTTCGAAAACAAAATGGACATTCGATCGGTTCGCGATTCAGCGTCTTGTCAATGGAAAACGAGATTGCCACATGACAGCGCACGCAACTCATGGAACCTATCCCGCCGACCAGATTTCTCGCTGTCAATTTCGGCGTACCGGAAAATCGCTCGTGATACGATTCGTCATCCGAAGCGCGAGTAAACGCAAGATTTGTTATTAAATATGGTCTTGTCATGTCAAGCTGCGCGCTTCTTCTTCCCCAGCACGGCCGCGCGCACCGCCTGGGGGTCGAGCCCGAACCGCTCACAGATCGACACAAAAGAAAATATCCAGTCCTCATCGTCCGATTCGAACCACTCGATGGCCTCCAACCGAGGCTCTTCCTTGTGCTTGTAGGAATAGGTTCCTGCGGTGACTGCACCGTGAATGACGTCGACGGCATCTTCGAGCACTCGGAGCATCAGCCGGTCCTCTCCGGTGAGATGCCCCACCGTTGCGCGATTTGCTTGGCGATGCTCGTAGGCGATCTCCGGGACTGCCGCGGCCAGAATTTTGTCGATGAGAATGCCGTTAACGTTCATGGGTTACTCCCGGATCACGATTTCAAAACCCTCGACCCATTCTGTTACAATGAGCAGCATGTCGGCGAACATTGGCGGCATTCGCCAGGATCGCCGCTGTATCTGCTCGACGTAGCGCGGATCCCGTAGGAGTTCACGAAAGGAATCATGGTGAATCAAAAGACGCAGCGATTCGCGCGGTGGATTGGAATTGGCAATCACCCTACAGCGAGCCTGCCAAATTTCGTCGAGTAGAGTCGACTTACCGATCCGCTTCAAGGCGGAATCGGAGATCTCACTATCGTTCATTGATTGTCTCCCAGCAACGAGATGGCCGAAACATATCAGAGACGCAGAGAAGGTGTCAAGGAAAATATTTGCGCTTGACAGCAATTCGGAAAAAGAGTAGGAAGTGAATTGATGCTTGGTCAGGTGCCGACTTGCAAAGCTGAGGTCGGGGGCGCTATCACCGCCCCCACCTCCATTCCCGTGATAGGGGAACGAAATGTCTTTTCTTTCACTCAAAACTAGAATTCCAGGCGGTCAACTGCAAACCACGGAGCCCTTCGGCCATCTAGGCCGCGGGGCTTTTTGCGTTTGCCCTAAACAACTGAAAGGCGCGGGATGAAAACTATTGCATTGAGATCATCGAGCGCGCTCGATAAATTCAACCCAGCTAAAACTGGAATCAAGGTGGCGAAGCTCGACGCTCTAGCGGGCTTTGCCAAAGCAATTCAAGATTGGCCGCTTCTCGAAAACGCGGTGGACGTGAAGATCGAGGAGCAGGGCGAGTTTTGCAAGTGGTGGGAGGGGAAAGTAACACCGGAGCATGGGGCAGGACGTGGGAATAAAAAGGTTACAGAACTGCAACCTTTTTCAGATGAGGACGTTGATACCTGGAAAGTCCGCGTCCACCGGTGGAAGAAATACCTCAAAGAAGTGACGACGTATCGCGCGCGCCTACTGGGCGCCGAATATAGGGCGGCATTATTGGTCGATAAGGCATTTTACGGCGATCATGAAAATGAAAACGACGAGATGTTTACCCCGGCCAAATATATCGAAGCAGCCCGCTTAGTGATGGATGGAATAGATCTCGATCCAGCCAGTTGCGAGACTGCGCAAGCTACAATAAAAGCAGCTTCCTATTTTACAAAAAGAGACAATGCCCTAAGTAAAGAATGGCACGGCAGAGTTTGGCTCAATCCGCCCTATTCGCAACCCTTTATGACCAATTTTGTGGACGCGCTGGTCCGTCATGTAGCGAGCGGAAAGGTCACCGATGCCATTTTATTAACCAACGCCGCTACAGATACGGCGTGGTTCCATAATGCCGAGTCCATGGCTGCCCTCATTTGCTTCACCCGCGGCCGGGTAAAGTTTGTCGATGCCGTCCAGGGGGAGAAAATGCCGACTCAGGGCCAAGCTTTTTTTTACTATGGCAAAAAGACGGATCAGTTTAAGGCAATTTTTAAAGACTTTGGATTTATCCGCTGATGGGTCTCTATAATAAAGAAAAGTTTGAGATGTATCCGCCGGCGGGCTACGACGGACAGTTTGTTTGGGAATATATCGTTCGCCGGCTCCCGCCTCCAATTCGTCCTATGGACATCGACGCATACGTTGAAATAGGTGGATTATACTTATTTTTTGAAACAAAGGCTGAAGGCAAAAAGGTTCCAATAGGTCAACGATTAGCACTAAGGCGACTTCTGAATCATCCGAGTGCGACTGTGTTGGCGCTCTGGGGAAAAACGGCCGCCCAGGTGCGCCGTTTGGAAATATATAATGGCCTGGGTTCGCCGACTATTATCGATCCCGCCACGGCGGCCGATGTTGAGACCGTAGTGGATAAATGGGTTAAGCACGCCGTCTGGTTGCGAGATAAAGCCAATGGGCGGGATGACGCATTGCAGAAAGTCAAGGACTGGCGATTCACGCTTTGGGAATGATAAGATGGTTCGATAAGATCGAAAGGAGATTTACTAACCCTTTGACTTAGGCTCACGGTGAGGCGCCCCCCTGAAAAGCCCTTCCGGGAACACCGCGCGCATGCTTTAAGGCTCAGCCTTCTTTCTGGAAGTGGTGAGAACGAGTAGCGCGGGTATGATCAGACCAAGCCCGGATCGCGTACGGGGCAGGGGCACTGGAAGCCAAACGGCTCAGTCTAGTAGAAAGCGAAAAGAACGCATGCTGCATGCCGGCAGCCCGAAATACCGCGAGTCTTGATTCTAGCCCGGCCACACATATGCTGGAATGTGCGCTCTCCTCGGAGTAACGGGGTTGGGGAAACTGCACCCAAAGTCTCGGAAAATTCCGACTTCCTTATGCGATAGGCCAAAGCATGTCCTTGACATGCGACGCCGTGAGCTCACTTGAGACGTGTCAGTGAACCACTGTCTACCCGAGGTTTGAAACCGTAGTGAGAAAAATTATATGCGAGCTGTAGAAGCGTCACTGGAGGAAGTAAAATGACACTGCGAAATAAAATTGCAAACTGGCTGGACCCCCATCGACACGATTCCTGTCAAGCGAAACAGGTTGCTGCGCCCTGGATGCAGCATGCCTTGGATAACAGTCAACTGATGATCAGTCAACTTGAGTGTGAAATAAAATACTTGAAGGGACGGGTAGAAGTCAACAATTTCGCCCGTGAGTTTGCAAAGGAATTGCTGAAGGAAATCGCAGAGACGAAGACCCAGGTTTGATTTTCGACTGAGAGGAAATTATGGAAACCTGGCTCGATTTCATTGCTTTCATTGCCGGGGTTGCCGCCTTCGCCGCTGGGCTCGCATGGCTCATGAGTAGGTGGTTCAAGCGAAGATACAACCAGGGAGTTTGATTTGTACGTGAAACTTTCCGTAGGCAGGACTACGTAGGTTACGGGCGAGAAGCAAAGTACCCCCCCACCCCCTCGCGCGTGCTATACCAGGCGCGCGTATCTTACCCTCATAGGGCTTACCTATCACGGACACAGTGCGCGCGAAGCAAGCCGACGCGCGGCCCCTCATGAGACGATCGACGCGACAGCTTACTGACGCACCTGGACTAGCAGCATTTGCGTATTAGCTGGCAAACCGGTGTGCTAACGCGGCTTGAAACGACGCGACTGCTGGCACCTAATTGTTTTAGGCTGCCTCTGATAATCTGCTCGAAACTAAATAACGCAATGAAATCAGCGGTAGGAACGTCCCAGAAGAAGTATTATGTAACCTCAAGCCTTGTAAGTAGTTGATCTTCGGTCTGTGCTACTCTTTAGAACCCGGGTTGATCTCGATTGTGTTAGCATCGCCCGCCGGAGCCGTTTGCACGATGGAAATCTCGATCTTCGCCGGCCCGACTGCGATTTGCGCCCCGTCGCGGAACTTCGGATCAACGCCCTTGAGGTACAATGCTGATAGCGCACTGTCGTAGCGTCGAATCGCCTGGCCTGTTTTCATGCCCTTGTAGGATAGTGGCTCCAACCAGCCTTTCACCGCGCGCGTTTTTATGCCCTCGGCGTTTCCAGCCTCTATGATAGCTACTATCCGTACAAAAGCAGCCTGATAGTTGGCGTAGTCTTCAAGCCATTGATAATGATATAAGTGGTGGATCTTACTCAGCCTTTGAGCACCACGGATAGTTCCGGCCTGGATGTAGCCATTTAAGAATGCTCGTTGGTCCGGTAGCAGAGCTTCAGATGGGACGATAAGCGCGGATTGATCGGTAATCTCTTGCGCCGTGGCTTCTCTGTATCCAAATGCCATGGTTCTGCCTTACTCCTGTTTCACGTGAAACGCAAGCCTGCCTGTCGGCAGACAAGCCCTGAGTCTCGATCGCGTGTCGCGCAAGCATCCGATTTTCTTCGACCGACTGCTTTTTCCTTCTACGACTTGCAGGGTTTTTTCTTCATTGGACTTTAGTTGTATTTTTTTCTCATGGTGAAAATAGTTTTTGCTTGCAAGCTCCCGAATTCATTTCAATCGTATGTTTCTTCAGTCGGTCCTGTAGGTTTTTCATGGCACGAATTTCTCTTGTACATAGGGGTAGAAGCATTTTTTTTTCAGAGGCAAAAAAGTTGATATTTTGCGAAAACGATAACATGAGGGGATTGAAGAGGTAGCAACCACAGTGACAAAGCTTCCCTTGGTCGGGAAGTAAGGAGACAGCATGGACGTTTATGAAGTCATCAATCAGCGTATTATCGGCGCATTGGAAAACGGCACGGTTCCTTGGCAATGTCCATGGAAGAAGGGCGAATATGGCATGCCGCGAAACTTCGCTTCGACTAAGCCATATCGCGGAATCAATACTTTCATGTTGTCGATGACTAGCATTGCTCTTGGCTATCAGTCACCGTTTTGGGTCAGTTTCAAGCAAGCCAAGGACCTTGGCGGGCATGTCAAGGCTGGCGAAAAGTCACCGGCATTTTCGGTTTTCTACAAGCCCATGAAGAAAGAGACTGTAGATGAGAATGGCGATACCGAGAGCGAGAGCTACTCGGTATTGCGTTACACTCCGGTGTGGAATACCGATCAATGTGACGGGCTGAAAGTGCCGGATCTATCACCGGCGGACAGTTTCAAACATGAGATTATCCCGCAGGCGCAAGCCATTGTCGATGCCATGCCGAACAGGCCCGCAGTAAATATCCGAGCATCGAACCGCGCTTTTTATTCTCCGTCGCAAGACGCGGTAACGGTTCCCGAAATGTCGCAATTTTCCCAGGCAGAAATGTTTTACTCAACCATGTTCCATGAACTAGGGCATTCGACTGGACATAGCTCGCGACTTGCTCGTGAATTCGGTTCTTCGTTCGGAGATCATACCTACAGTAAAGAAGAGCTAGTCGCAGAGTTTACAGCCTCTTACTTGTGTGGGATTGCAGGGATTGAAAACAGAACAATTGAAAACTCGGCGAGCTATCTCAATTCCTGGCTGACTGTACTCAAGGACAAGGCTAACAAGAAGTGGATCACCTGGGCAGCAGGACAGGCGCAAAAAGCAGCAGATTGTATCCGAGGCATACAGCAAGCGGAGTTTAAAAAAGCGGCGTGATTTTCCCCGCGTATCCTACGCGGAGGGAAACGGTAGGCTAACCACCTTCGCGCCGGTTCCGTCAAGACCGGCATAACTAGGCGTGCGCAACCAAAGCCCCGATGACACGGGGCGAGGAGGGGAAATGGAACCAACCATCGAATATGAACGATACGAGGTAACGCTACCCAGCGGCGTCGTGGTACTCGGCAAGCTCTACAAAGGGGAAGTCTGCGCGTTGACATATTCGAACCGGACTCAAGCCGAACGGTCAGCGCAACGTGAAGGCGGCGATGTAATCCGACCCCACCGAAATTTTTTGGTGCGGTTGTGGAAAAGCGAGGCGGTGTAGGCGTGCACAACCAAAGGGAGGGCGAAGGGAATGGAAATGGAACAAATTAAAATCTTTGCTGAGTATCGATCGGGTTGTTTTTGCGATAGGCCAAAACTTGGCGAACAAGGTCCGTATGTCCTAACTCAATATCGCCCACGATTCACATGGCGCGAAGGTGTCCGAGAACTCGCGTCGAAACTCGGAGCTTTTGAAATCACATTTAGTAATAAGGAAAAAAAAGCAGTCGCGTTATTGCCGTTTACCTGTAGCCACCGAGATCAACAAGTTATTGGCTTTGATAGAACGTGGACATTCTAAGGCGTGCGCAACCGGAGGGATGAAAATGGCATGGCCGATCTGTAAATTTTGCGCAGGCACTGGACTAAACCCGCAATGCGCAGAGGATGCCTGCCGTGAATGCGGAGGACGTGGGTTTATCTTACCTCGTAACGAAGCCCAACGCGCGGCAGACCAAGAGCAGGATAGGGAGATAGACGACTAGACTTGCGCAATCAGCAGCACTGACATGACCCTCACCGCTCTACTCCGCGAACACAACGCGCTGGCTCTCCGGGGCACGGTGATGCCCCTTCCGGCCGATTACGAGGCGGCTGAACGAGGCGACTCCATGCTCCTCGAACCCATGACTTGCCACCATCAACCCAGACTGCTCAAGGATTTTAGCCCGGGCAAGAAAAATACCTGGGCTGTGCAATGCGTTGAATGCGGCAAGACTACGCGATATTTTCAAACGGCAGGTAAGGCCATTGAGGCATGGAAGGTCAAAATGTTGCGGGATGGCTGGCGTTTGGAAAGCGAGGTGCAACCATGACAACACGACCACTCAGAACCGTAACGATCCGAATGCCAGCGGAAATCCTCGACGCCATAGAAGCGCTGGCCGAGCTGGGCGATAGATCCACGAACGCGCAGATAGTCCGCATGCTGCGCGGGATTATCGAGGGCGAGACGGCGGACAAGGGCTAGGCTGGGCGCAACAAGGGGGAATGAAAATGGCAACACGACAATGGACAGTTGACGAACAGGCTGAGTTGCATCGCTTGGGTCGTCTATGTGACCGTCGTAGACGCGAGACCCATGATGCGGAGTTGCGAATGCAGGACCACCACTGCAATGCGAAGACTGACGCTGCGTACTACAACGCCGTGCAAGCACTGGTCAATGCCGAGGCACAGTATTGCAGCTTCGAGGCTGGTCTTAATGTGGGCTAGGCGTGCGCAACGAAGAAGGGAACGAAAATGGCAAAATATGAAGTCATGTACGCGGGGCTGAGTTGTAACCACCGGCACGATAGGCCCGGTGATTGCCGGCCATGTTTACCCAAACGGCTACGCAAGGCCCGGCTGAATTACCTGCTGACCGATGGTATTATCACCAAAATACCGCCAGCGACTGCCGCCGAACGGGAAGAACAAGACGAAGAGCTCTCGGATTATAACTGGGAGTGAAAACTAGGCGTGGGCAACCAGGAGGGGGGAATGAATATGAAAACCGTTGAACCATTTGCACAATGCCGGCGTTGCACTAGCGTGCCGCAATACCAAGTAGAATCATGGCTATACTGCGCAATGCATGTGCCGAGCTACAGCCGAGCGGAACCCGTTGAAATCCGCAAGGACACGGCGAAAATGGAACCGCGCAAATGGAAGATCTTCAAGGTCATTGGCGCCAACAACGAACAGCCGGGCATCCAATGGGCAAGAGCCGGCATTGCGGCCCTCGATGAGCCGGCAACCGTATTGCGGATAGAGTATTTTGATACCAAGACAAAGCGTGACTTCGCCGTCGTATCCGGCAAGCGGCCAAGTTTCGCGGTCTAACCCATATCCGCCGTTACGAGGCAACTAACAAACCCCGCCGTGGTTGGTGGGAGAAAGAGACAAAGGACCATGAAAACTTTACCAACAGAACTCTACGAGGCAATGAATGTTTGCCACGAGTTCATGCCGGCGACCGAGTATCGAATGATGAGAGGTTTCTTGAAGGGCAAAGAGGCTGGACACTTCGCCGACAAGTTTATTGAGTTGGCCAAGCGAATAAGTGATATGCCCAAGACCTACGAGCAAGACGGCAAGGGCGACGAGGCTATCGTTTATCTCCATTACTTTCGAGGTAATCAGGACTGGTGGATTTACGAGAAAGACGCGGAAACCCAGGACCGACTTGGACAGCATCAAGCTTTCGGCCTTGCTGATCTTGGCTACGGTGGGGAGCTTGGCTATATTTCCATCGTGGAGCTAGTCGCGGCGGGCGTGGAGCTTGACCTGTACTTCCGACCCACGCCATTGGCGGAAATCAAAGCGAAACGGACGGCGCGGCAAGAAGCTGCTTATGGGCAATGAGTTCGATTTTCCCCGCGTATCCTACGCGGCGGGAAACGGTAGGCTAACCACCTTCACGCCGGTTCCGTCAAGACCGGCATAACTAGGCGTGCGCAAACTGTCTGCCGACAGGCAGGCCTGGGTGAGAGATCGAGGCAAGGAGAACGGACATGAAACTCAACGGCAGTCATCACAAAGCGCTCGGCATTGCCCGAGCGCTCTTCGAGCAGGACGGATATCACACCCGCTACCTGGACGAGATCGAGCGGGAGATGATTGACCATGTTCCCGCGCCTATCCCAGCTACCGGCCCCTACACCATCGAACCCTGCGGCTGGCGGTCGACGTACCGTGTCCATGATGCGGCAGGAGAGCTAGTCTGCATCACTCTATACAAAAAGGGCGCCGTCGAAGTGGCGCGAAGACTGAACAAGGCGACTCCATGCTCCTCGCAGTAGTAAACGGCGTAGTCATCAACGGTGCAGAGCCTCTACTTGACAGCGCAGTGCGCCAGATGGTAGAGCGGCACAGCCCGAAGGAACCCGGCGAGTGGGTGGCGTGTTACTTGGTGGCGCTTGAGACTGTGGATCGGGCCGTGGGCCGGCGAGTGGTCGTGACGATATTGAACTGAAGGAGGACTGACATGCACCTAATAACCCCATACGCTCCACCGTCTTTTTTGAAGCCGGTGATTTTAGTCTCCACGCTGTTCAACTCCGCTACCAAGGAGACGGCAATCGAATTCGTGGACGCGCTTCACATTTGGCACGCCCTAGATGTGGCGAACTGCCATGAAAGGAATTGCCGGGACATTATGGAGTCAGATGCGAAACACCAGGGCAGACATTCCGGCTGGCTTGTGATTGAGACACATGCAAGCCTAGGCGCCGCGTTGGAATTCCATCTTGAGCTGACGAAGGACTTTATAAACGGCGGCACGGAGGAAGAATGGCAACAGGGATGGGGGCCGTACCTAGAACTCAGAGCGAGATTTGAGGCGGAACAAAAGAAGGAGGACTCCGATGGCTAAATTCATAATCATCGAGGAGCGTATTGACACGTATTCCGCAACGATAGAGGCGGATAGCGTTGAGCACGCGCAAAAACTGTACGACGAGGACAGTCAAGAAGTCTTCGGTAACAAGTGGGACCAGGAAGAAACTCAAAGCGTCGAGTTACGCCAAATCTACGAGCTAAACGACAAGGGAGAAAACAAAACCGCGTACATTTTCGAGAACGGCGTGATAATGGACACCGTGGACCTGGAAAAGTAAGGAGAAGCCATGAAAAACAAACACACACCGACACCTGGGCCCTGGACTGCTGGTACAGTAATCTCGAATGAGACTCGATACACGCAGCCCATTTGGGCAAACGGGATGTGCATCGCCGTGGTATACGGCGGCGTTGAACACAGATGGACGGATGAACACCGCGCAAATGTCGCAGCGATTACATCCGCGCCGACCCTCTTGGAGCGGGTGAAGGTGCTGGAAGAAAGCGTCAAGAAGCATATCAAGGGGCAACTCTATTTGAAGGAGCGGGTGAAGGTGTTGGAAGAGGCGCTACGGCGTATTGGAGATATGCGCCCCGAAAATCGCAACGCTCCAACCATAGCCCGCGCCGCCCTGAAGGAGAAGCCATGAGCCAGGAAGACCAGATTCAATTCGTTCTTGACGTGACAGCTCGGGCGGCGCGCGAAGTGATCGAGCATCTTAAAGATAGGCGCATCTGTGGGCCTATCACGCGACGCAAGCTACGAGACTGGGTTATCGCCGCTTGCATGGATCATGGGATAGAGGCAGGGGATAAAGAAGACTAACTCACGGCGTCGTAAATCATTCGATTTACTTTGGCCTATCGCTCGGAAGAGGAAATCAAGAGGCGGGAGGCGACAAATGGCGATATCGTGCCGTTCTAAGCCCGAACCAACGCTCTTCGAGACCGAGATCCCCTTCGCCCTGACCCCTCCGCCAAGCGACAGGCGAAGCTACGACAAGGTGACGCGGCTCTGCCCGCGGTGCGGACGGGAGTTGACGGACAAGGCGTATTTCAAGTCGAACTGTTTTCGGGGAACGTGCGGGAAGAACAAAAAGCCGTAGGCGAAAGCCGAATAATGAGGGGAGGGATAAATGCTCATTGATTTGGTTGCGGCCGAAGAGGCCGTCAAGAAGCTCAAGCTCGATTTAGGGCTGAGTCATCGGGCGTCGTGCATCGACGTGGAGCTGTGGAATCATTCGACGGGCACTAGAGAGCTACGGGTCAAGATCCACGTATTCGATAAAGACGATATCTGCCGAGCGGGCCGCGAGTTGACTTGGGAATTGGCGCTTGAGGCCGTCAAGCTCGCCGTGTTGGGCACGTCGGCTGATCCCGGCACTCAACCGATAACCGTGAAGGTGAACGCCGGCGAGGGCTAGTCAAATGAAAGAAAGACTCTGCCGTTGGCACTGTGGGCGTAGAACCTCGAACCATTCGGGCATATGTGACGCATGCTGGGTCTTATCAAAGCCGCTACGATCGTTTGACGCTGCCGGTCATGCCGCCTGGACGGTCAAAAAGCGAGCAAAGATGGCAAGGGGGAAGTCACCAGCAAGGGTAAAGGCAGGCCAGACCCTTGCCGCGCGCTTAAAAGCCCGTGCCATGGCTCCTGTGCTCAAATAACAGAGGAAAAAGAGGTTGGTGCCATGATGATCAAACAAACCGCTCCGTTAGTTCGCCCAACATGCCCAGATGGGCGTAGGGAATACCGGTGCGCCAGATGCGGGTCATCTGCCGCCTGGGAGGAGTGCTATAACTGCAATGAGGGCTACAGCAGCCATGACTGCGGCGATGATACCTGCTGCTGCCCTGATCCCGAAGACAACGTGCGCTGCGACATCTGCCGAGGGCATGGCGGGTGGTATCAGTGCCTATCAACGCCGGAGTGGTGCGAGGCGAATCCGCTACCCGGTCGGGACTTTAAACGGGGTCAGATTGAATGGTTCAAGACGGAATAATTTTACCCCATTCCCGGGTCTCCTTCTCCCCGGGAGTCGCTGCGAGCTCAAGCCCCTTGCGTGAAGAGGGGCACTGCAAATTATGAATGAGCCAATCTGTAAACGCTGCTACGGCTACGACCGCGAAGGCAAACCGCGCGATGGCCGGGTTATCGCGTATGTATGCTCGACGCTTGCTGACGGCAGCACGCTTAAACAGAGGGCGTGCCTAGATTGCGCTAATGACGCGCGCGCGCAGATGCTGCACAGCAAGCGTGGGGTGCCGGGAGAGTTTCATATTGAAATAATCAAAATAGGGCTTGCAAACGATTCGGCGTTGTAGTAATAGTAGTTTCCATGAAAACAAAACACAAGAAGGCCCGTTGTCGAGAATGTGGATGGGTCTGGAAGCGGCGAGTCGTCAATCCGATAAAGTGTCCCAACCCCAAGTGCCAGGCATTTTTTCCGCTCATGCCGAAGGAGAACGACAAATGAAATTCAAGCTGTCCACCGGCGAAGAGATCGAAGTTGAATTTCAGCATTTCAATGACCGCGCGGGCGTTCTTGTGAAGCGAACAAGGGCTATAGTGAAGCGCCACGGCGCGACATACGGCGGCGCAAGCCGGGTACATCCACGCGATCAGTACAACAAGATCATTGGTAGAAAGATCGCGCTTAAAAACGCGTTGCGGTTTGTCGAGCGGCCACTCCGAATTGAAATATGGAAGGCGCTGATCGAGAAAGGAATGAGGGTGGCGTGAAAGCTCGACTCAAAGTGATGCACGAAAAGGAGGGGTTATGATCACGGTACGATTTCCGAACGGGCAGGCGATCGCTTACAACACGGCAAATTACGTGTATCCAGAGAAGGAATACACCGACCTGTACCGAGGCGACAAAAATAAACGCGGGATATGGTTAGTTCAAGTTCCCAATTCTTGCTTGATTGAGGGAACTACTCCTTGCCGTGTTTCCAACGCACCACAGGAACAATCGCTCGAATCTCTGACCAAGGAAGTCCGCGCGCTAAGGCGGAATATGGAGAAGAAAAAGAGATGAGCCTAGATGAACCAACAAAAAAAGAAGTCAGAAAAATACTCGGCGCATTGCGGCGTGCGGTGACGTTGCTAAAAATATCTGGGCGTCAACGACGCTTAACGTGGTCTGAAGGCCAACTAATCCATGTAACCCTGGACCAATGTTGCGCTTTGGAGAAACGCCTAGGCGCAGGCCCAAATGTTCTCGATCCGATCCATAAACAAAATGGCCAAGAGTGGCCCGACACCTTGGTAGAAGTATGGGAAGCCAGAAAATGACCTGGCTACGCCCGTCGCCTGGAAGCGCGGAGGCCACGACGGATCGGCTTTGCGAGGAACATGAGCGGGGGGAGCACGACGACAGCAATCATGAGGGCTGCCCACGTTGCGAAGAACGAACATGCCAAGGTTGCGGGCATCCATTAGCGGAGTACGAGACAACAAAGACCTGCTGGAATTGTGCGAGGTAGAAATGATTTCTATTATTTTAAATACGGGGGATTTTCGTGGTGATCATGCGGCAGATGTGCGCGTGGCCTACGAGTTGATAGAAAGTGAAACGGTTGTCGAGTTAGTCGCGCGACTGATAGGTAGGGACCGCTCTGGCGTATCGGCTGAGACTGAAAGCATCGAACTGCGTTTAGTCAAGAAAGCGGGGAAAAAATAACGTGGACTATTTCAAAATCGCTACTGACATCAGTCGCGCTTACGCGCAGAGCGTAGGATACCGCCATTGCATCGGCTGCGATAGCCGGTTTATTCCAACACCGGATGAGCCGTTGCGATTTCGAGACTTCTGTCCGACTTGCTGCCGGGTGATCAACGTTTATCTCGGCATGGAGGCGCGGCGGGAAGAGGAATTGAAACGGAAAGATTAACTCGGGAATAGGAGGATTTACAGATGGCAGAAGAAAAAGAAGTGGCAGTAAGACGAGAACCGAGACAGTTGGCGCAAGCTGGTTTCGCGTTTCTTCCTAAGACGTGGGAGGAGCTTTACGCATACGCTAAGGAGATTGCACAAACGGACTTCGTGCCGAATGATTTACGCGGCAAGCCGGGCGCCGTACTGGCCTGCTGGCAGTTCGGCCAGGAGGTCGGTCTAGCGCCAATGGCGGCGCTACAGAGCATCGCCGTAATTAACGGGCGCCCGTCCCTATGGGGCGATGGCGCGTTGGCGGTCGTGCGAGCAAATCCGCTATGCGAATACGTCCGAGAACTCCGTCCAGACGAAGCGCTCAAAGCCGGATACGGCGAATGCACCGTCAAACGTCGAGACGACGATGTACCTATAATGCGCCGCTTCACGAAAGAGGAAGCGGAAGTTGCGGGCTTGTGGGGCGGAAAATCCACGGACGCGGCAAAAGCAAAACTTGAGCCGTGGAGCAAATACCCTGGTCGCATGTTGCAGATGAGAGCGCGAGCCTGGGCGATGCGGGATGCAATTCCAGAAGCCTTACGAGGTATCTCTATACGCGAAGAAGTCGAAGACATGGAACCCCGCGACGTTACGCCCGAACCACTCAAGATTCCACAGCCGCTACGAGAGGTAAAAGATGAGCCACAAAAAACGGGACTGGATGCTGCTCATGAAATGGCATCTGAGCAAGATCAACAGGAAGATCAATCAACTGACGCAGGAGCGCAAAGCGCTGATAGCGGAGACGAGGCGGGAGAAAAACAGGATAATCCACCGCAAAAAAAGAGCATCGAAGAAATCGCGCTCGCCGAGATCGCAGGGTACAGCAAGGACACATTTCCGAACGCGAAAGACCTAAACAAATACCTCAAGGGCCAGAGCGGGAAGGTGCAGGCGCGGATCTGCCAGGCTTTCAACGACCGACGAAAGGAATTGGGATTGTAGTGGAGAAATTCCGCTACCTCGACGAATCGCACCAGTATTTCCTCGGCGCATGCGAGATGCCGGGCGTGACTCGTATACTCGATGGGGTGGGATTGATATCTCCATTTGTGAAACAGAATCCGGGCCGGACGCAGGAAGGAAAGCTCGCTCACCATGCGCTCGCGCTTTTCGGTGCCGACAACCTAGATTTTGCCACGGTGGATCAGCGAATCATGGGCTGGGTTCTGAGCGGAGTGAAATTTTATGAAGCACTCAAATTTAAACCAGTTGTTTTGGAGAGCCCCAGCTTCCATCCCGACTATCTGTACGGATATACTTTCGACGCCATCGGCAAAAGTACGCTCGGCGATGTACTTCTTGATTTTAAAACCGGAAAGGCGGGTAAGACGGGCAGACTCCAGCTTGCCGCCTATCTCGATCCGGTGCAAAAAAAATGGGGCGGGAAGTGGAAGCGGGTAGCGGTGGAGCTCGACGAACACGGCGGAGAGCCGAATCTAGTCTGGTATTCGGTTGTCGATCAACGGACGGACTTTGCCGACTTTTTAGCGTGCCGAAGGGTGTTTGATTTATTAGGATGGGATAATGCAAGAGAAAACCATAAAGAGCGTGCTTAGAAAGAAGATCGACGATGCCTATCTGGTGCAGGTCGTCGATAAGATTTTCGGGTAAGGAGGAACGAAATGGATCTATGCGATGATGGCCACGATCAGGTATGTTATGAAACTCGCAAATGCCCAGCTTGTGCGATTATCGAGAAGCGCGAAGAGCTGCAAAATAGACTGGATGACGCGCTTGAGGAAATTAAAGAATTAGAAAGGAATTTGTAATGGAAACCGAACTCGTAGTTGAATCTCAATCCCTGAAACTTCCGGTCACAGCGGAAATCCAAAAAGCGGCGCAAGTGTATCTTGCCGCGGCGAATGCCGTCACCATCACAAGCAACGACGATCTGCTGAACGCGGCGGCCATCCGGGACGCGGGCTCCGACCGCTATAAGGTTCTGTGGGCCTTGCTAAATCCGCCGTGCGAAGAGGCGCACTCGTTTCACGGCAAGCTCGTCAAGAATCGGGATGCGTCATGCAATCCCTACAAGAACGGGTCCGCCGCAGTCAAACAAAAAATGATCCAGTGGACCCAAGAGCAGGAACGCAAGCGCCAACTCGAACAAGCCCGACTCGATGCGATAGCCAGGAAAAAGGCTAAGGATGACGCCCTCGAATTAGCGGCAACGCTAGAAGCTGGCGGCGCAACGGATGCAGCCGCCGAAGTCCTCAATGAGCCTATCCAACCTCCGGCAACCGTGCTGCCCAGGGCGACCCCGAAAATTGCGGGGTTCAGTAGCCGGCGAATCTACAACGCCGACGTAATCGACCGCAAAGCCTTTTTAGCCGGTCTCGTTTCGGGTGCGATACCCGATGAAGCCTGGGAACCGAATGGGCAATTTCTAAGATCCCAGGCGGGTGATTACAAGGAAGCCCTCGAAACCAAATGGCCCGGCGTGAAAGTAACCTGGAAGGATGTCTAGGATTACGAAAACTCAGGTCAGTAAAGGAGAAAGGGGAAATAAGATGGCAAGAAAGAAAAGTGCGCTGGTGGAACTTAATCGAGACAGGCGATCATGGTCGTTGCGCGTAAGCTCGACTGATGAGGTACTCTTGAAGGACATCGCGAATGCTATCGGCCAAGCAAGAAGCCGCGGAATCGACATCCTCAACACGGTGGACCCGTTGGCCGGTATCGATGCCAAACCCCGCAAGGTGAACGCGAAGAAGCCGGCGACGCCGGCAGAAGGGAAACCTCATGAAACAAATAGAGATTGAAACTTCAACCTACTGGCAGCAAGTCTATCTCAACGCGCGGTGTAATTCCGGTGAGTATCACGGCGACAAACTGCCGGTGATGAATTGGGACTGGCCCAAAAATGGATTTCTCACACGGCGGCGCGCCGAGTTGGCGGTACAGGAGGCGCAAGATGAAATTCGAAATCAAAAATCAATATTCCGGCTTTGTGATTTTTAGTCTCGAAACTGACAGCTTGAAGCTGTGCGTTGAGGTGGCGATTAAATCCGGGTCCGACTTGAGCGGGGCCTACTTGAGCTGGGCCGACTTGAGCGGGTCCGACTTGAGCGGGGCCGACTTGAGCAAGGCCAACTTGAGCAAGGCCAACTTGAGCTGGGCCGACTTGAGCGGGTCCGACTTGAGCGGGGCCTACTTGAGCTGGGCCGACTTGAGCGGGTCCGACTTGAGCAAGGCCAACTTGAGCGGGTCCGACTTGAGCGGGGCCGACTTGAGCGGGTCCGACTTGAGCGGGGCCGACTTGAGCAAGGCCAACTTGAGCGGGTCCGACTTGAGCGGGGCCAAAAATTTTAATAAGCATTTAACGACACCGCTACGGATTCTCTATGATCAACCTGGCCCTATTCGAGCCTACAAGCTCGTCAACGAACGAGGCGAAGGTCCATATGCAGTCACTAACGGTTATGCGGCGATCAATTATTTTGAGGCCGAAGAATTCAGCGTGCAAACGATTGATGAGGACGAAAATAAGCAATGCGGCGCAGGTATCAACTTGGCCTCGCTGGATTGGTGCATGAAGGAGTGGAAACCGAACTCTCGGATTCTGATTATGGAGTTTTTCGCCAATGAACCGAAAGGCAATCTTTGCGTGCCTACAGCTACAGATGGGAAATTCCGGGTCAAGCATTGCCGTAAAGTCGGAGAAAAAGATTTGAAAGAAATCGGCTTGCTAAAGTGAAAAAGGAGGAGGCGCAAGATGCAAAACAGACGGTTTGAACCGGAGCCCGAGCCGGAAGTTGTGCCCTGGTGGTTCGCGGTCGCAATGATTCTCCTCGTCGTGGCGATCCTCTACCTCGGTATCGATATCTGGGTTATCGCGAGGGAGATAAAGGAGTGGAAATGAAGCGGCAACCGGAGATAACCACAAAATCCGTCATCGTTCACGCCTTGCGCCTCCTCTGGCTTCATTCTCGTGAGCGACGCGCTGCGCTGAAACGCGACGGTTATAGCTGCATTTCGTGCCATCGGAAGCAAAGCGTCGCAAAAGGAAAAGAATTCAAAGTCCAAGTTCACCATGTTGAGGGAACCTTGAATTGGGAGTTGATGATCCAATATATTCACAATCATCTTTTAGTTGACCCGCGATTTTTGGAAACGCTTTGCAAGGAATGCCATAAAAAGGAGACCGATGCCAACAGGAATCTATCCACGAATACCAGCGATTGAGCGATTTGAGAAAGGCTACATTCCCGAACCGAATACCGGCTGTTGGATTTGGCTTGGCGGAATATCTACCGCAGGCTACGGCTTGCTTTCATTCGGCGCTGCACACCATGGTTACGCACACCGATTTTCTTATTTGACATTTAAGGGCAACATACCTGAAGGATTGGAAATAGATCATCTTTGTCGAATTCGATCGTGTTGCAATCCTCAACATCTTGAGGCTGTTGATCGCAGAACTAATATCATGCGAGGGATTGGCCCGGAAACTCTGGCCGAAAAACAACGCAATCTAAAAATATGCAAACAAGGTCATTCACTCGCTGATGCATATTTGAGCACGGCTTTTATCCGTGGAAAGATACGAACTTGGCGACGCTGCAAAAGGTGTAGCGCGATCAGTTGTCGAAAGTATCGGCATAGCAAGATCTGTAAGGACGACCACGAGGAGCGAACGGAGCGAAGACGTAGGATCGGATAACCGCCCGAGGGGGCATGGTCGTAAGATAACACTTGATAGAGGCAGATCACGTGAGCCTCGGTGCAACAATCGGCCATGCCTCTTTCGCAAGAAAGGAAAAAGATATGGAAGACAAAGAAGTCGGTGAGATGCTACGGCGTGTTAATACCGATGAGTTATGGACGAGTGACCACAAGTATATTCGATACGATTATCGTCGCTTGATTCACAAAATCGTCGAGGAACGAGCAGCGCGAAGTAAGGTAACTGAAGAAACCGCGTTGGACGACTTTGGCATTTTTCGTTGGGAATGGAAAATGGAACTGAAGCCATGACCAACCCCATCCCCATAGAAACCCGGCGGCTTTATGTGGAGTTGCGGACGTTCCCAATTAAATATGGGCCGATCATCGCTGCCCTCTGCGACGCGCTAGTAGATGCGTGGGCAAAGGCGTTGGAGGCGGATTGGCATCGAAACAATAAACATGCTGGTGACGGGTGCCATTGTGCTACCGCTGATCGGCGCGCGGAAGCGGATCGGCTGCTGAGAGACTTGGAGGTAGGAAAATGAAACCCACTATAAGAAACGACGGCCGGCGGCGGCGGGATGCGTTGCGATGACTGTCGCGATGAATGCGCTATGATCGGCCCGGAACTGGACGCCAGAATCGCCGAGGAGGTGATGGGGTGGAGACGTGCTGTAATGCTCAGTGGCCAACCGCTTTATCCGCCGGGAATGGCCAGAGAAGCAAATGTTTTTGGGCATACTGTGCCTGAGTATTCCACCTCCATTGCAGCAGCTTGGGAAGTGGTGGAGAAACTACGCAACTGGCCAGGTGGTCATTGGTGGTTGCATCTTTGGCAAGTTGCCGGCGTTAGGGAAGAATGGCGCGCGAGTTTTACGTTTGGCGGTATGGCGGCCGTACATCCAAAACTCGAAGCTACGGCCAACACCGCGCCTCTTGCTATCTGCTTGGCTGCGCTGAAGGCCATGGGAAAGCCATGAGCAAACTCGAGGAACTGAGAAGCTGGCTACTATCAGAAGAAAGGGCGTCACTCCGCGCCCAGCTTGCCGAGCAAACGAAAGCCGCAAATCATTGGATGGAAGAGGCGAATAAAGAGCACAACGACAATGAGCGGCTACGACGGGTTAAAGGATGCCAGTGTATCTGCCACGATTTCCCGGCTCACGGCAAGCTCCAGGACGCCCTAGAGGCAAATCGGTTTCACGCGGAAAAGGTCGCTGACCTTGAGCGGCAGCTTGCCGCCCAGGTAGTTGTAAGCCAGAAGTTGTGGGCAGAATTGACACCAGAGAAACGTCACGAAATCAACCGCGCCGAGGCCACGACTGAGGTGAAATGATGGATCGATTTGACGAGAAGGCAAAAACAATATTCGGCTGCTTGTGCGGGTTTGACTTTTATGAAGGCGATGGGATGCACGAATCATGGTGTCCAGCTAGATTTCGCGCGGTACATGCCGCCGGCCTGCGCGACCTCGATGCTGCCAAACAACGAGAAATCGACGAATTACAGCAGCCGATGGAATGCGGTCACTATGGCGCGAACCTGCAACCGGACGATGCGAACGCCGATGTTTGCGTGGTCTGTGCGGAGATATTCGACGCTAAGGCCAACGCGAGGCGGGAGACGTGGGAGAAGGCGATTGAGCTAATACCCAAAAACTTATCGCCAAACGCTGCTCATTGGCTGCAATGCATCTTCCGCGCTGAAGCGGAGAAGAAGGTTAAGCCGTGAAAACGAAGCCATTCCGGTGCAAATTCTGCGGCGCGATACTCAAGCGGGATGCAGACGGCCAGTATTGTCCGACGCGGGGGTGTCAGTGGAGTCTGACGGGAACGGGGGTGAAATGGTGGAAAGTAAAGGCATGAAGAAATCAATTCCAATATTGGCATCCGCAGCCGGTCTCTGTTTCAATATCGCTGGGCTCCTGTTGTTCGATGTACAACTGGCGCAATTGGCGGTTCTGTGCTATATCCTTGCTGCGCTGGAGGCCAAACCGTGAAACTTCTATTTCTAAGTTTAGCGGCGGGGTTCCTCTTGGGCAGTATTATCAACGCAGTTGGCACAGGAAACCCAGGCCCAGAGGTTGCTACAATCACCCTATGGGCTATTGCTGCTGCTCTTATAGGAATTGGGATCAGGCCGTGAAACGGATAAAATAGGTGTCGCGAATTGGATGAGTACGACGAGGATATGTTAAGTGAGCGGTGAGTCCTGAATCGCCTTCATCTTGGCGAGCTAATCCCAGACCCCGTACTCAATCGCGCCCGTGATATCGTCTACCCGTGTTTTTTGCACTTGTCTAGCCCATTGGGAATTCCATAGCTCGAAGGCCGCCTTCTTCCAGTCCTGGGCGACCATAGCGGCAATAAACAGGGGAAACCCCTTTAAACCCTCAGTACCCAAGTTGAAAGCAAGATTTACAATGGCATCTTTGCGGGTCTCGTCGAGATCGTCGAACCAATCGAACGCGGCCCGACACTCGGCGGTTTTGACGGCGATGTCGTCGACCAGCAGCAGGCGAGAGATCCGCTGAGGGATAGAGCCGCCCTTGCGCTTGTCGATCAGATGTCCGACTCCGATCGTCCACCAACCGAGACTGTCCTGGTAAGCGTGGAGCACCTCGTCCTCATGCTCTATCAGCTTCGCTTGGCCTTCGGGGGTCACTTCGCCCTCTCCATCTCCATTAATGGGCTTTCATATCCTACAATCGCCTTGCACCCCCAGCAAATCACCGCACAGTAGTCCTGCTTCGAGCCGATTAACCACTTACGTTTGCAACGTTGAATCTGACCACGCAGAAATTGACGAAACGGGTCAGCACCGCACTTCGGGCATATTTCAAGACTCATCGGATAATCTTTGAGTAAATCGTATTCAATTGGCATGTCAGTGCACCGGCACCTTTTCAAATACTTCTCGCCGATCCAAACTGTTATGAACAATTACGCACGGTTCATCTTCGTCGCGTTGCGGACGACACCAGCAAATCAGATCCGCCCGATGCTCACGTAGGTCGTTGAGGGGGATTACATGGCGGTCGTGGCCATAAGAGGCTTTCAGTGCATCGGTCACGGCATCCCCTTCTGCTCCGTTAGAGGCATCAACTCCTCAACTCCTGTGCTCCTGCATTGTGCCCTCAATACCTTGGGTCTGGCGCTTTCTGGTACGCTCAAGCAACCACAGTTTCGCGTCTTCGAGCTTCCTAATTGCCCATGCGTTCTCGCAACAGCGAAAATTCCCCTTCTGGAATCCTTCGAGACGGGCAACAAGAACGTCGATCACGTCCTCAATCGAACAACCGTTGACGCCTTCGGGGAGCGGACCCGCTTGAAACTTGATTCGGATATAAGTCTGTCCTGGGTCTTGCGGATGGTCTGCGAATTTATTTGAGCCATTCACTTCGACTAAGGCCGGACTACCATCCATCGTTTCTTGTTCTGACATAAAGCCTCCTTTGCTTTTCAGGAGTTAATAATACCTACTCATCCCGCTCCAACGGATTCAAACGTGTCCTCCTATGGCCTAAACTTCATCGCCAACTTGCCGATCTGGACTAGAATTTCAGCCGCCAACCCGCCGCAGTCTTGGAGGGCCTGCTGCTTGAGGGTTTGGGTTATCCGGTTGGATACGATTGCCCGGTAGGCAAAAGCCACCAATCCGCCCGAATCGTCAGCCGTCAGCGCTTCCAGCTTTGACCAGTTGCCGGCCAGGGTTTGCGCGCAGGCTTGGTCATTGGCTGTGCCGTAGGTTTTCGCATTCGCCAAGAAAGCGTTGAGGTCGTCCTTAAGCACCGGGCCGAAAAAGCTACAGCCAGTCACCGCGAGTAAGGCGGCAACCGATCCAATGGTGGCAAGCCAACCGCTGCGCGATTTGCGTTCATATTGCATAAACGACTCCTTTCATCCGACGGATCGAACACTGCCATGCTTAATGTACAGGCGTGCTCTCCAAAATAAGAGTACCTAAGCGTTCCTGTCGAGCCAATGTCGGGGTTTGTGACAGCCGATTCTCTCAATGGCATCGGGATAGAACGTATAGCTACGCCCGTGCTGTTATCCATGACGGCGATATCGTCGGTTGTTATCGTATCTGTTGCTTTTCTTGTTGCACACCCGTTCAGTGACAGCAACAGCGCCAGAGCGATGGCGAGCCATCCCCAGAGGCTCGATAAATATCGGAATGTGCACGTTGTCATGGCGTCACTCCTTGCTCCATCTTCTTTTGATAGAATTCTATCCAGGTCTGCGGATCGGCGCAAGAGATGACCGCTACCCCCGACGTTTGCGGTTCAATGAGGCACGATACGTCAATACGCGGCGGGCTGTTATTGCCAGGGACAGCGCAACCGACTAGCAGCAAAAGTGCAGCTATCTTTTTCATGGTTTCTTCTCCGTTTCCCGGCTATCAAACCATGATTTGATGATCAAAGTTGCCAATCCGATGAACGCCTCCGCCGAGACCACTTTGATGATCGTCAGATATAAAAAGCCACCGGCGAAGAGAAAAGTCAAGATTGGGCGGACGCTACCACGCAGGTTTTCGAGCATAAAACCTCCTATCGATCCTTCAATCTCTCAACGGCATCCCAGAGCTTGTCGATGTTTTCATGTGCGCGATTGTCTTCTCTGATGTGAATTTCCTTCCATTCTTCGACTTTCCCCAGGCGGCCATTGATTTCTCTTACTCGGTTTAAAGTTTCCTTGCCATCGTTTCTGATTTCCTTTACGACCCAGCCAACGAGGACTACAATGATGCCAGTCAAACCCTGAATGATGAGTAGTGCGTATGCGGTGTCCATTATCTACCTGCTCTCGTTCCGCCCATCGCCATCATGCCACCACGACTCGATGATGACGGAGCGTCGGCGGCCATCTCGGTGGCGGTCAGCGCACGGTCATCTAGTCGCAGGTCCCAAATTTTACAACCATCGCAAAATTCAGGATCGGCCCAAGCTGTCGATCTCCCGATTGAAACACCCGAACTTGTGGAGTCGTCAATTTGTGCCCCGGACGTGATTCGAGCGTATTCCCGTCCATTAACATACAGTATAAGAGCATCGCCGTTATAGGTTACGCCTAATCGAGTCGCTACCGTGGTACTCAAAATTGGGCCACAAACGCGCCAGTAGATCGTACTGCTCGCGGAAGTAAATCCTGCCTGTACTCTACCGTCGCAACCCGACGTTGCCGCTGTGCCGGTGCTTGAGTACAGCCAAAAGATATAATTACTGACGATAATAGCCTGCCAGCCGGTTGTCGTAGCAGGAAGCGCCCAAGCACGTAAGGTAAATGCGTTTGTGAGATGAACACTCAAGCCCGCCGACGCTGCTACGGAGCCTGTATGGGTAGTGTCATAGACGGGCGTATTGACGCCTTTGTATGTGCCCCAGGTCGTTCCAGCGGTGAGCGTGCCATCATGCGTGCCACCGGGCGAAGTATCGTTTAGATTAGTCCCGCTCCCCTCACCCGACGTGAGTGTCAGCACGTTACCGGTCGGGGTCGAGTAGTTGGCCGTTTGAGTCTTATCGCTGGCCATCGTGAAGACGCAAACATTAGGCCCCGGTCCGCTATTGCAGGTGCCCGTCCAACTTGTAAAATCATTTCCTCCCGCCGTTGCTGCTGCTGTCAACGTGACGAACGTTCCATCGTTGAAGGTACAATTGGGTGATGAGATAGGTGTGTTACCTGAGCAGTCGCCATCGTTAGAATTCGGCGAGACAGTTATTGCGGCCCCACTGGCCGGGTTTATCGAATTAACGACTAGTTCCCATGTTGCTGCCGCCGCAATATATTCGTAAGCACCAATCGCATACGTAGCCCCTTGAGGCCGCGCCACGCCGTCTTTGTCAACATTAAACGGCGCTCCGAGAGTGGTTCCGCCCGTCTTTGCCGTCGAGGTTACTTGCAGGTGGTAGTCAGTACCACCGACGAAGGTTGGATCAGTCGTGAAGTTGGTGGCCTCAACTGTACCCGTTCCGCCGTTTAGGATTGTTCCGGTTGTGTTGTTGTAGAGAATGGTATTCTTGATCTGTGTGCCGTCGATACTATAACCCGAATAGATTACGATGCCGTATCTGTCGTTTCCAGTAATCGTGTTTCCATAAATCAAATTGTTGTCGTTCGTGCCAGCGCCGCAACAAACTGAGACCCCATCGTAGCCATTGTTTGCAATGATCGAATTGTAAAGTTGGTTTGAACCACCAGACCCCAGCAGAATCCCGGCGCCAGCCCAGGTAGCGCACGTGGCCGCATCTGTGCATGTGTCATGAATGTAAAGAGAGCGATAAGTATTTCCAGCGGGAAGAGGCGCCGTAGTGTCATAGTTATGCACTCCATAGCTAGGTGCGTTGTAAATTTCACCGTTCTCGAAAGTGTGATTGCTACCGCGATTGTAGATCGGATACGTATAAGGGTTGCCGCCAGTGCCAACATTGGCAAACGCGCCATCGTGGACGGAAAAATTTTGGAATAGGATTGGTTGCCCCTTTGCAATCAGTATCCCGTTCATCCTCGCGACGTTGCGAACCTCGAAATTTGTGAATTTGATCCCTGCCCCGCTCTGGACATAAACCACGCCGTACGCTTCGGTTGGGCCTATATTTGTGCCGTCGAAAATCAGACCGTCGATCGTGATGTAGCCTTTATTGAATCCCTGGTTTAAGGTCGCAGGTCTGCCAGTCGCAGGCATGATTACCACGCTGTCGCTACCATTAATAGTAACCGTAAACTGTGCGCTGGATGTTCCAGTAGGAATTTGTAAATAGCTGATCGACTCGGCGTAAGTGCCTGCATAAATCTTCACCGTATGTCCTGCACCGGCACCATTCGTGGTCCCGATAACAGCAAACCCCCTTGCGATGGTCAGACAAATATCGGTAGTGTCGTTCGTGCATCCGTGGGCGTCCGAAGCTCCGCCGACGTTTTTACCCACGTAATACGTCGTAGCGTCGACCGATGACGCCCAGGCGAAAAAGACTAAAGTGAAAAGGAGTTTTTTCATGGTTGGAAAAAGATCGTTGCGGACACACGACTTCGCGGACTAGCAGCATAAATCGCTGCCATGTCTACGTCGCTGTTAAATACCCGCAGCTCGTCCATTTGGCCGAGGAAGAGATTCGTCGCATCGACTGCCCAACTGCCAAATCTAAAAACTACGGTATCTCCGGTATAGTCCATCGTCGCGCTCGACAAGGTGGCGGAGCCATCCTGCGCACCGTTGATCCACGTCGTGAGTGCAGTGCCTACTTTTTTGCACCCGACATGCGTCCACACGTTGCCCGTTTCATCGACGCTGGCAGTGCTCGTCGCCGTTTCGCCGGAGTCTGTGCCAACAATGGCCTGACATTGGAGCTTGTCCGTGTTCGTGACGTACATCTGCATGCCGCTCTTGGCGGGGGCGTCGTCATCGCCATTAGTAACAATAGGTCTGTACGCTGCCGAACCTTCGAGTTTTATCCAAGCAGCAAAGGCCCAATCTGTTGTAGAAACGATATGGCTCGTTCCACAACCCAAGTAGTCTACCGTACCCGCATCGAAGTCGATACCGTAACCGAACTTTCCAGTCGTCCATGTCGGCGAGTTAACGAAGGAGCAGGTAGTCGCACCGACATTCGGCGCGACCGTCGTGCCTGTGTTCTGATTCAGGTCGGAGTACCAAACAATATCCGCGAAGGCAGGATACGCTAGAGCGAAAAGCGCAAACAGCGTGAGGGATAGAATGCGTTTCATGTTTACCACGTTAGATAAGCCGCCGCCTTGACGCGAAAATCTGCGATCTGCGCGCCGCCAGTCGTCGCACCATCCATTTCGCACGATGCCTTTATCTCCCCCCCGGCTGCAATCGTGCCGTTAATCGTGATGGGCGCGCTGGTAGCCGCGACCGGGCGGTATTGGACTGCCGGCGTCAAGACGACAGCGACTTCTCCCGTGACATCATGCGCGGTGTAAGTGTCCGTGCCCGGCCGATATGCTTTGATTGAACAGGTAAAGTCGAAGTGATTTGCCGGTGCAGCATTCTTGCTGACACCGACGAGGCGCACAGTCATTGTCGTGATGCCAATCATTGAGGCCACTACCGGCAAACTAAAATCTAGTGCATCAGTAGTCGCGGTCGTTACCGTGGCCCAATATTCCTTTTCCATGTCTGTCACGATCGCTTCAAGCGCAATCGTGGCGGCTCCACGCTCGGTAAGCGGGACATAGGCCGACGGGGCGACGATGCTTTCCGTGACAATCGGTGGTGATCCTCCATCGCTTGTCCAATAGTATGTTCCCGTCGCAGCGGCCCCGGGCCTGACTCGTTTATATGACGTTACGCCTGTAGGGGCATAGGCTCTAATCGTGTTCGCGGCTAGGGTCGCTGACTGGGCAGTACCCTGTGTCCATTCGTCGCAGCCCGCTGTGCCCGCCGTGCACCCGCCCGTCACGCCGCCACTGGAAAAGCCGTCTGCCCCAACCGTCCCGGCAAAAATCGCATTGCCAGAGGCGTCCAGGGTAGAGGTAGCAGAGGGGGTCTGTAGTGCCGTAGTACCGCCGCCCGTGGTAAAGGCCGTGCTCGTGAGCGCTGCTGCGTTGCGGGTGATCGTCGTCGTGTCGCTGAGGTCGGTGGAGGCCAGGGCTACGCTGTTGATCGTGAAGCCCGTCGTGGCGTTGATGGTGGATGATTTCATCCCCGCCGTGCCGCCCACGGTCACAACATCATCAGTGCCCTTAACGAGTCCCGGCACGTCGCCATCATCAGCGTTGTTGCGGAATGCGACGGCTGTTTCAGCGCTGCCGACATTGAGGATACCAGTACCGGCGACACTTGAAGCAGTAGAGACGATCTTGCTTGCAGGCACGTAATTCTTGAGCTTGACCATTGCCCCACCGACACCGCCGAGATCACCAAGGCTTGTGACGTTGAACGCCATGTTCGGGTAGGTTGTCCAATATAAAGCACCGGCGGCACTGTATAGCGGAATGTAGCCGGCAGGTGCTCGCTTATAGAAGTTGCCGTGTGAAAATAGTGTATTTGCGTCGTTAAAGTAAAAATCCGGTGCAACATTGATACGAGGAAAGGTCGCTCCGGTGCGATCATTGAAAAACGTGTTGCCGTCTAGAGAGATATTACCCGTGTAGTCGATGATTACGTCGGTTGCGCCCGCGCTTCCCTGCCAGGTGAAACCGTTTGACACGACCGACCCTGGATTCGATCCGGTAGTGCCAGTCAGAAATTTGCAGCCGACACATTCTGACTCGCCACCTGTTATTACAAGGTTTCCAGTGCCGGCTGTAAAATCGGCAACTCTTGAATTGCCAATTATCGCCCCTGTCACGGTAAAAGTCCCGGACCCAGATGCCCAATTGATTGCACGATCAAACCCGTTGATCGTTCCTCCGGTGAACGTGAAATTTTTAGTGTTGCCTTCGGATAGGGTTAGAATCCCAGAGACGGCGGTAGCCTCGCCGCGGATGACCATGTTGGTCATATTGACTTCAGACACCTGCGGCGTACCACCCGCCGTTGCGTTACCTAGAGCAATTGCGGCTGAATCTGTGCCCGCGATTCCCATCACGGTGACTCGATTTAAAGTATTGTTAGAGCTGCCAGTGGTGTCGCCGATAACCGCAGTACTATTGTGAGCTTTAACGAAATATGCCGTGAATGTCGTGGCGTCCGCGGCAGTGACGTAGACGTATTCAAGATCGCTGCCGGTGTCCACGTTTACGACCGTGCCGACAGTTATTTGCCCCATGCTGCTGGGTGTCACGACCTGCGATGAGCCGGCTGTCACGGTAGTGCCCAGCGTCCCGGACAGAAAACTGCTCTGTATAGCGGTTAAGTGGATTCCATATTTGGTCAAGCTACGAGAGTTGAATTCAACGTTGTCGATACTGCTGCCGTTAGCACCAGCCATGATGAGCATCGCGCCGTTGAACGCACTACCGTACCAATCGATGCGACAGCCGCTCGGACCGAAAGTCCCACCGACTGCGCCTTCGATATGAATTCCGTTAGCTGTGTTTCCGCCATAGATCAGTGGTGATGTAATCCTGTACGTGCCAACTGGACAAAACAATTTGCCCGAACCCGTCGCGGTCACGCCGTCAGTAAATCGATTGAGCGCCGCTTGAATCGCGGCAGTGTCGTCGGTCAGGTTATCGCCTTTGGCGTTGAATGGAGGGCATTTCCAGTTGATGACACCCGTAGCGAGATAATCAGGACATTGCGCATCCGTCCCATCCCCTATTGTGATAGCGCCGATAGCCCCCCCATCCGTAACCCGCGCCACTGAGCCGGCAGCGGTGGGAAGTGAGGCTGTGGCTTTGTTGGGGATGATGAGGGGGTCGAAGAAGCCGCCGCCAGTGGTGCTACTGGGCTGAGTAATAAATCCCGCCTGAGCACTCGTAGCCCAGAGCAGGATTGCAAAAAGGATAGATAAGAGTTTTGTCATGGGGTAGCCTCAATATTGATCTAGTCCTTGAATCACCTGGTTGTCTCTCTGCGCGCCCGAGTCATCGGGTGCTTGCCAGCGCATGAGATTGTCTCGCGCTTCTGGTGCCATAGAGTCTAATAAATCGAGCGCCAGTCCGACTTGTCCTTGCGCTTTTTGTCGATCGGCTTCTTTGAGCATTGGCAAGACTTGACTGGCATCCGCTTTGAGAGCTTTCTTGGCTAAGTCGGTATCTTCAGCCAATAACTGGTTTTTGGCGTCCTCTCGTGCCCGCGCTAATGCGCCCTGGAACAACTCGCGCTGCGCCGCTTCTGTTTCGCCTTTCCACTCCGGCGTATTAAGTAACTGAGCCTCAATGCCATTGTCGGGGTGCCGCAGGTTACTACGGTAAATCACTTGCCAGCGGTCGCGCTGCTGCGGAGTCAATTCTACCGGCAACTTATCGCCGGGCAACGCCGTACTTACATCGAAAGAGTCTTGAACCTTGCCACCAAGAGACCAAGGAAATCGTGGCAGTTTAACCTGAAGTCGCGCGCCTTCATCTTTAATTCTGTCTGGCTGCTGTTTCACTTCGGTAATCGGACTCACCAAATTGAGTGCCGCGCCGGCCCAGGTGCCTATGTTCCTGTTGAGCCAGTCTGCCCCTATCGCTTGTGGGATTAAAACAGGATCGCCGTAACCATCGCGCATGTACGGCATTTTATCTGAGTACCCAAACACCGGGCCAAACGCGCCGTTTCTTGCCTGATCGACCCAAGTTTTTGCTTCGCGTTGAACGGGGTCCATGCTCCGCACAATACGGCTTCCTAACGGCCCGCCTGTAGCGACGGCAGTAATCGGCCCCATAGCAAGCTTCGCAGCCTTATCACTGATGCTTTCCTGGCTTTTTATCGTTCCCACTACGTCCGCAATCTGACCAAAGGTGCGCCACCAAGTATTGTCAAGTAAGACGCGCGAAGCCACTAAGCCCAAGGTCGTTAAACCCTGCTCCGCCGTTGGGTCGTCAAGCTGATTGTGAATCTCGGCAAAGTCGTTGATTGCCTCGAAGACTAGAGAAACCGGATCAGCTACGTTCTTTAACGGTATCCATTCGCCTTTACCGGACATGATAGAATACGAGGGCTTATTCCATGATCTTCGTAGCGTCGTGTCGGTAGGCCCTCCCGCAGTCGAGAGTCCCGCTTGGTGCAGCCCATATAGGAACTGTGCGGCCAGTCCGCCCATTGTGAGGCGCGCTACGGCCATATCGGCGCGTTCGCCGCCCGCTAGGATGTCATCGTAGAGCGATTTTCCTAAAAGATTTACTCCCGGGGTCCTTTTTGCCGTCCATTTAACCAGGTTCATTCCGCTTTTTACGAATGGAAAAAAGAAATACAACGGTCCTTGCTGTATGAACTGTTGTGCAGATTTTCCCCACTTGCCTAGTTCGGATTGAAACGAATCGTTAAGGGCAACAGTAACGGCGTGTGCTCTCATGTCCTCGGTGGGCAGGTTCGCCCGCCGCTCTGCGTAATCAGCAACGAAATGCCAATAGGGTTTACCTTCGGCGAGTGTTCCGGCTTCAACCATTTTGTCTGCTCGCTCTACGCCCTTTCTGAATGCAAGCGCGCGATAGTCGCCGCGGGTTGCGAGAGTTTTCCAAAGATTATCGATGCCAGCTACGAACCCCGTAGGGATATTCACGATCCTGCCGATAACACCAGGGATGGCGCGATGGATCTGCTCGTCGAATCGCCCTACGGGCTGATTGGCGAAACCATCCGCGAACGCCTTAAGCGATTCTCCGATTGCCCCCATCTTGCCGTAAAAATTGGCCATTGCTTCGCCTTTTTTTACGCCGTTGATATCGTCAATTGAAAACCTTCCTGCCAATCCACGCTCAGCAACATCCGTCGCCGAAGCCAGGAGGTTGCCGTTAAACACTCGCGCCCAGGTAATAGGCGTGGCAAGTAAGAGGTTGCGAAAAACTTCTTTCGTTTGCGCCCACCAGCCTGCACCTTTCAATCCTGCTTGATCCGCTTGATCCGCTGCGACTATTAGGGCTTTAAGCTTGCCGTCCTTTTGCGCCTGCAAAACATCCTCGGCCATTGTCATGGTCGCCGCGTTAAAATCTAGTTTCGCCATACTCTCGGGGTCCCAGCCTTCGAGCATAGACGACACGGATTTTGCGGCCGGCGATTCTTTGAGGATTTCCACGGTACGGCCTGCGGTCTTTTCCTGTTGGCGAAAGTTCGGCAGATAACCGAAAATCTCCTGTGACTTTTTGTTAAATAAGGGAATTGCATCGGGTACACCATCAACGACTTGTTTTGCAAGTCCGGCCCATTCATCCAGTGGGCCTTCCATCGTTTTCAAGTAGGCGAGAATTTGCGACTCGTTCAATCCCGCTTTTCCGCCGAGTTGTTTTAGATCGTCAAGCAAGATGCCGAGTTTGTCGGCCTCGGCTTGCGTTGCGGCATGGGCCTTACGCTCGCTCATCTTGGCCATCTGGTTTTGGAAGGCGCGAAGAGATTTGAAGAATTCGTCTTGGGGAGTGAGTCGCTGAATAATTTGCGGCGCCTCGCCTTCGGCTGCTATCAAAGGAATTTTTACCCCGTCATTTTTCAACCCCTGCTCAATCGCATCATCCACAATCTTTTCAGATGCCACTTTAGCACTCGGCGCCCACCCGCCTTCGACGCCAGCTATCGACTTCGCCCCAGTTACACCCGCCGCCGGATCGCTAAACGCACCTTTGAATTTGCTTACTCCCGTCGCTAATTCCGGCACATTCTCTTGAATCGCCTTGGCGAATAACTGCGCGGTCTTGCCTATCGGGACAAAGTTGCTCCCGGTCTCAACCGCCGTTGCGATTACAGCCGCGAGCCCTGGCGATGCTCCGTTATGCAAGGCTACGCGCAACGCCACCGCTCCGTTCACTTCGCTGAACGCCACCAACGGCGCAGTCAATATCCCGACCTGATCCCACATGGCCTGCCCGATTGTCTTTATGTTGCCCCATGAAGATTCCGTTGGATCGTGGGTCTGTGCAATCTTTACAAAATCATCCCAATTCTCCTGGACGTGCTTCAATGTTTGTTTCCAGTAGGCGTTGAATATCTGCCCATCAGCTACAAGGTCGTCAAGATTGTCATGGGCAAGCCTGCGCATCTTCTCGTTGCGCTCTGCCGCAGTCATGTACCCATCCCGGTAAGCCGCGTTGAGCTGCTCAGGGGTCGGACGTTCTTTTTTTTGCAGTTGAGGCATGTTAATAACTTAGGGCTGCACCGTGCTTTTGCTCGATAGCTTTAAGTTTTGGATCTGTCTGTTTTATCAGCGTGTCGAGCAACGCCTTCGCCGCCTCCGGCCCTTCTTTACGATAAGTATCCTCAATGCGCGCCTTGTCGCGCTGCTGCATACTGCCGAATCTCTTTTTGAGAAATGGGTTTTCATCAACATATGCCTCGTAGGTAGTTTTCAACTGAGAAATGGCGCGGTTCTCCTTGGCAATCGCATTTGCATCTCGCGAAATGCCTTGATTCTCCATCGCAGTCTGATCGCTCTGCAATTCGTTCGCCGCCTTGCTGATAAGCGGATTTGCCCGGTCGCTTTGACCCTGTAGATGTTGGAGCTTCGCGCGCGTTGCTCTGATTCGCGGCAAATTGCGCTCTCCAAGGTAGTATTCACTCATGATCGCCTGGACGCTATCGCCGCCCGCGCCGCTCGGCGGATTGTCGTTGACGGTTTTCAATGCCCTCGCTTCAGCCGGCGTAATTCCTGGAATCTCGTCACTGAGGGCCGCCTGTAACCATGCCTCAGATAATTTTCCGTTGTTCGCCTGTCCGCCCGCAATTCTTAGCACAATTTTCTTAACTTGATCCCTTACTCTGTCTTGTGCCTTTTCGTCATCCTCCATCTTTTTTCGTGCGGTTTCACGCCGTTTCAAAAGTTCCTCGGCACCAAGGCCCTTAAAATCTCCCGCATCGGCAGCATTCAAAAAGCCCGGTGCATTGGTTAAAATCATGGTATCAGCGCGGTTCGTAAGAACCTTTTTGTCAAAGTTTCTCAGTTCGCCTTGCGGGTCTTTGAGAAATCCTCTTGCAGCCATAGTGCCGGTGAGATCCCCAAACATTCTGGCAACGCCCGCCTGGTTTTCATTACTGTCAGCGATCGTCGCGGCGGTGATAAGTTGATCCGTTGCCGCCTTGTAGTCGTCAATTGCCCTGTCTTTGGTCTTGACTCGTCCCAGATGTTCGATCTTGCCGGTCAGGGCGATCGCCACGTTCGAAAGTCTATTCTTGATTCTAGTCTTGGAGACGTCGCTGCGCGCGGTATCGTACTTGGCGTCGAAGATTTCCTGCTGTGCCTGCTTGCTCTGTGCCTCGAATTCTTTAGGGTCCGTAACGGTATCGTTCAACTCGGAGAGTTTGGCATCCCAGGACGCCTTGATATCGCTCGCGATCTTTACAGAATCCGCCTCGTCCGCACCATCCTCCAGCTTCCAAAGCGTTTTCCCGAAATCCCGTACCGCCTGACCCGCATACTGCAAGGCGTTCGGCCCGACGCGCGGTGCGCTGGTGTCGACCTGGGGAACCTGTGGGGCTATTCTTAAAAGTTGTGCCATTTCAGTTCAGCAAAGTGCATCGCAGTACGGAACCTGCGAGAAACTTGTTATCACTCGCGTTAGCCGCGTTCTGCGCCCATTGGAGTTGAATATCGCCCGCGGCGGCATCGGTCGAAGCTAATCCCCAAAGCGTTACGCCCCCAGTGACAGCGGCGGACCCAAACGCATAGGTTCCACCAGCCGTCAATAGAGCGGTAGGGGATGATCCGGCAGCCGATGGTCCAAAATATCTGGCCGTATTAGTAGTCCCGGTCATAGTCGCCTGCGGCCCCCATACCATCGTCGTCGCGGCAGGCACGGTCCACCCTACCTTGAAGCGCGATGTGGTATTTTCCGCGCTCACGGCAGCAATAACCTCGACTAAATATCGCTTGTTGGCCACGACCGCGCAAAGCAACTCATCGTCGTCCTGAAGTGCGGCTGAGGTATTGACAGTTTCATCTGCGGTTTTGACCACAAGGACAGTCTGGGCAACATCCGGTGTGCCGCAGTCCCACCCACTCGCCTGAGCCGAATCGGCAACCAGGCTGACACCATCGGCGCATACCGGAAGCCGTATCGAATTTGTTCCGTCATGGGTCAGGATATCGCCCTTGGTAGTCAGTGGGTCCAGGGCGTTGAACGTGGCTACTACGCTGGCTCCGGGAATGTTCAATGATGTAGCCTCGATATCGCCAGCACCTACCACGCCTAGGTGGCCGAAATTGGACACCTGCACGCCATCGCTTGTGCCTTGCGCAGTGACCCTAAGCGGATTGATATTTGAGCCCGCCGCAGTATCGAGCTGAAGCAAAGGGCCGGTTCCCGTGTTGCCCGCCGCGCTGGATAGCCGGAAAGCTGGGTTCGCGCCGGTATTCGCGCTCCAGCTAAAGGTCGAACGGTTGGCGCCCATGGCCAATGATGCGTTCCCCGCCGGTGCTGTGATTTGATCCCATTGATTTGCGGTAGCCGCTGCCGTATTCAAGTCCGTACCGCAGGAAATCGCGCCCGTAACATCGAATCCGATCATCTTTTCTGTTGCTTCACATTCGTTGGGCAATGCCGTCAGGCTGTAGCCCTCCACCATCTTATAGGCTCTGGTGATTTGCTCCTGGAGCTGCTGGGCAAGCGCCGTGAGACGATCGAGGTTCGCCATGACCGCGGTGGCGCTATATGCCGAGTTCGCGGCGTAGTTTGTGCTCTGAGCGAGCGGGCCATTGCGCAAGAGTACGACCTTGGTGGCGTCAGCCGGAGCCGTAAGAAAAGTTACTGTGCCCCCAGTGCTATTCCCGACACCGCTGATCGTATAGTGCGTGCCGAGCGTTTTTGTCACGCCGTCAACGAGCACCTTGATATGAGCCTGGTCGAGGAGTTTCCAATTGTACGTGAACGCAGTCGTCGAGGCATCGCCAGTGTAGGAATCCAGGGCGTCATCCGCTGGCATCGTCGCGAAGGTTTCATTGGGAACCGTCGAGACCGACGCAAGGGCAAGAAATAAGATCAGAAGTAATTTTTTCATGTGTACCTCAATTCAACGTACCGATCTGCCCCGATCCATACCACCGCCGCAGTGTTGACTCCCGATCCCAGGCAGTCTGGGGGTTGAGGCTCAACTCGCTCGCGATCGCGCCACGGTTCTTCGCAGGAGCATTCATGACCGTGATCGCATCAAGTGGCCCACGGGTTGTCGGGATAATCCCCATACCTATCAGCGGTGCGGCTATATTTTTCATGATCCGTATCCACTCCAACTCACGTCTAGGGAGTTTGCGACGCCTTGTACCACTTACCCCCGATGGACGCGAAATCGCCTATGCCTTCCCATAACGCAGCCCCCGCTTTGCTTCGAGCGTTAATTCCGCCCCATTGGGCTTGACGCTTCTGTAAATCGTAGGCATATCGATTCCATGCGCGATTTTCGCCGGAGGTGTAGGCGTTTAGAAGTTCAAACTCTAATGGAGAGCCAGACCCAGATGCTACGCCACCAGCTTCCGTTCTGGCCTGATTTTTAGCTAACGCCCAAATCTCCTGTTTTTCGGCCGCGGCATCTGCGGCCCGCTTCTGCGCCTGGATTGCGGCAACCTCATCTTTAGATTGCTGCTGGGCTTGACTTGCCTGAGCGACACCGCCAGCCATTGACGCAATCGTCCCAACGGCTTGGATGATCATCGGAATGAAAGGTACTATTTGAGCCATTTATTTCACCCAAGCGAACCGAAAGTAGTCTTCTCCGCCCCTGTACTTGCACATCTTTCCCTCGGCCACAAAACCTAGGCGCGACAACCAGGTGCAGAATCTTGGTTGCGCCAAAGTCTCGGCCTCCAGCCTGACGAGCCCCATGGCATCACGCACGGCGGGAATAAGTGTCGTGACGTGCTTTTGTATCCGGCGCATGATCAGCGGGCTCGCCCGCGCGCCCTCTGTGTGCAGCGTCCAAGCCTTGCCGACGTTATCCCACAGGCGCACGATACCACCGGCGGCTACCGGCTCGCCGTCGGCAAGCAGGCAGAAGCTTGGCCCAGACACGCGCATACTGTTTTGCATCGCGTTAGTCTCCCCCATCTGGTGAAGGTGGATGAGCTTGAGGGTTACGAGTTCGATTTTCATTGCTAAGTTGATCCGTCTATAGTAATTATGGCCTATGAAACAAATAAACCTCTCTGGGAGAATTTTCGGTGCCTGGACCGTAGTTGCCTTTGATCGCCGAACGAAACACCATTATCGCTGGACTTGCCGCTGCCAATGTGGAGCAACTAAATCTATACGTCGCAGCACGCTGACTAGCGGCGAAACTCAAAGCTGCGGCTGTCAGCGGGCGGAGAAGGCTTTCCGTCACGGACTGTCGCAAACGCGCACCTATCATACATGGGCCAGCATGAAAGCCCGTTGCTATAATCCAAGGAATGGAAAGTATCCGCTCTATGGTGGAAGAGATATTCGAGTATGCCAGCCGTGGATAGAGGATTTTAGAAATTTCGTAAAGGACATGGGCGAGGCGCCCAAGGGAAAAACGATTGATAGATTTCCGAATAACAACGGCAACTACGAGCCTGGAAACTGCCGATGGGCTACGCCAAAAGAACAAAACCGCAATAGGCGAGACAATCGGTTGATTACTTATGACGGAACGACGTTGCCTCTGGCCGAATGGGCAGAAAGGGTCGGCCTGAAACCCCACTGTCTTCGTAAGCGTTTGTATGTTCATAAATGGCCCGTCGCGACTGCTCTTTTTAGGAAATCTCATCTCCAAAGCTAACGCGCCCCGAAATCCCCAGTATCTGCATAGGGTAGGGCTGTGTTTGTTGAATAGTAAGAGCACCGTCGAAGTCGTCGTCGGTTCTCACATTCTCCATGCTCGCCAGCCCCGTAAAGGGTCGGGTCGTTCCAGTTGGTTTCAGGGGCTTACCGTTCAGGGTGCCGCCAATCGTATTTTTTAACCGGACTCGAACTATATCCCACGCACGTTTCAATGGCTCTGTGACTTCGTTCGGTATCGCAGGTCTGAGCGTGGTCAGCGTCGAGGTGAAATGAAGTCCAACCTCGTACACCGTGTCGTTCTCCGGTGCCTCATCAGCATCAAGCGTGACGACACCGCCAGTTACCACCTTTTGCGCGATGGCATTACTACCGATAATCACATCGACCGTCTCGCCTTCGAGATGATCAAGCCCTGAGATCGTAGTTGCGGCAGCGGCGATCGTGCCCACCTTGGCGCAATCCGTTTGTAGGTCGGAAAAGGCGCGCGCTGACATCGTAGATGAGTCATCCTCGAAGTATTCCCAGAAACGTTTGGTCTCGCCGTTAATGGTGCGTTTGACGATGCAAAGCATGGTTTGCCGCTTGCCGCCCTCGTGAGGAAGAACAATGACGCTTTCAATATCGCCATCAGTCACGGTGCGCGCCCAGGCAAGAATCTCCTGCCGCGGCTTGAAAGTAAGTCCCGCTAAATGGCCATTGTCCAACGGGTAGAAGATTATCGAATTAGGTTTCTGCCAATACGCCGGAGCATGTTTTGCAAATCCCATATCGCTGATCTGGCGCGCGAACAGAGTGGGCTCACTCGGCACGAAACTACTGGCGTCCGGTGAGTCCTGAAGCGAATAGGCTAACTGCACTATGTCACGACCGTAGCGTTGTATAATCAGGATGGCATTATCAACAACGATAGGTTGAGCGTGCATCGATCCTGCTTTACTGATCTTGGAAACAAAAGGCGTCTCGTCGCCGCCGAGAGGCGCATCCGCGCCTTGCCCCCTGGCTGCGTATTCTTGTTTAGCATTACCGATATAGAGGGATCCCAGAGAAACAAGCCATTGGAGCGGGTCCAGCCCGCCGTCGTTAAACGTGTATTCGTAAGCGTCCGTTGGGAGTGCCCCGGTGGCAAAATTATAGATATCGTTGTAGCTCGGCCCCCAGAGCGTCTTGGGCTGAGTCGGCGTGCCTGCAAATACCAAGCGGCCCTGATGAATCGTAACCGTTTGCGGTCTCCCGCGCGTTGCCGACCAACTCGATTCTTGCAAACGCCATGCGCCAGCGGCTACGGCATCCGGGTTGGCGCCAGATGCGTCCGTAAGAATGGATTTGATTACGCCCTTCCCACCAGTCGGACTCGTAACCTCGGTGATTTCTATGGTGCCGCCCAACAACTTAACGAACTTGCCCGCATAGGCGGTGCGCAGAGCCGCTACGCCGCTAGTTGTAAAAGTCACTACGCGACCCACGGGTTCCTTTTTGTTCACGTCGAAAGCGACCTGCGGAGCAAGGCGCAATAACCATCCACTTGCGGCGAACCCGCTGATCAAATCCCAAGTCACACCGGCTTGTCCAGCCGAAAAAGCCGCGTCGATCTCGAATGTGTCCGGTGTAGGTACGGCTGTAATCATGCGGATCTCGCCCGCCTGTGCTCCGCTCGTGAGTAGGACGGCATTCCCGACTTCGGCAACATGCCCAACAACCGTAACGGTAGTTCCGGCACTGGAAAGTGCTACCGGATCTGCGGTGATGGTCTGCGCGAAATCATCGAGCATGTCCACGGTCGCTTGACGGGCGTTATCGATCGCTGTAATCACGGCGCGACCAGTGCCCGCAATGAGTTGCCGCCCCTCATCGCCAGCCAGGAGCACATCGGACACCGTGCGAAACTTGATATCCATGCCGGTATTAGCCCCGAGAGCGCCGGCTACGGCTAAATCCTCATCGGCATCGAATGAGGGTGGAGGATCGGCGTTGAAATTCGCCAACGTCCAGTTCGCGTCGGTGATTCGGGCAAGTTTCTGGATATCGTATGCTGGATTCGGATTGCACATGAAGATAAAGTCCGCACTCTGCTGGTAGTGAATGTCGCGCAAGTCTGCTTCTTGATACGGGCTGGTCAAAATCTCAAAAGGAACAACACCGTCAAGAACTGGTGCGCGATTTTTCAAAAAACGAAAATAACCCTCGCCCGCCTCTATCCCAAAGGCGTCGGTAACATCGTGCTCAAACGGTATAGCCATCGTGAACTTACTCGAATCCTTGACCTCGCAAATATACTGCAAGCCCGGCCTGCGGATAGAGCCGCCTTCAGGAAGAACCCAGAAGTTCTCCATGACGCGCACGCCGTTGTATCTTTTCGCGACGTCCGTGCGCGCTTCGATCTCTTCGGAGACTTCTCCTTGAGCAAGGCTGACCTGAACGAGTTTTGCTTTTTGTGCCAAATTATTCTCTGATATCGTCAGTCAAAAAACTACACGTCATTTGTTCAGTCGGATTTTCCTGGCCATCAACTGCTTTCGCGTCGAGCAATTGCATCTGGTAGAGCTTAAAAAGATCGCTCGCCTTTTCTTTGTCCGTATTAAGCGCCGGTGCGAGCCTTACGGCAAGAAACGTTACGAAGGCTTGATGAAACATTCCATCCCAGATGTTCGGATCGTCCACCCATTTGATGTATTCAATAATAACCGTGGACTCATCGGTGAGAAGATTGCGCCCTTCTATTTCCCATTTGGGATAGCGAAACGTCGGCCAGACCGGCGGCCCGCTTTGCACCGAGGTCGAACGCGAATCGTTGTTGACTTGCAAGACGCGAAAACAATCCGCCGGCAAGGCGTAGGCGTAAGTCCAGTCGGAAATTGGCGCTGTGGCGTTCTGCGCCAATTGAACGCGGTCCTTGGCGAAGTTCCATGGATGGTCCCGAAGCATCGCGCGAAGCAACGAAACAAAATACTGCTTGCACTGGACGGCTACCGGATCATCGGTATCGTCAAGATCGGTGATCGGTGCCCGGCCGAGTTGGCCCAATGCCTCACTAGCCACAGCGGCGGGGCTTGTTTCGAAGATTACGCTCATACGGCACGCTCCCATTCGAACCGTAGCGGGTTTTCCGGCCTGTACGGTACACGTTTGGCGCGCAGCGCGGGGTTCGTAGTCCAGTCATATCCCGAACCTCGGCGCCCCCATTCCCGCGTTGAAGCATCGGGGATATCGTTTCTTCCGTAGTGAGTGAGATATACGTCAGACAGGTCGACGTGCTTCGCGACGCGGCTTAAATTCGCCCTGAACGCCCCTTCTCCGGCGCCCCACCAACCGCTGAAATCCTCGTCCGTGCCACCAACCAACCAATAGAGGCTGCGTTGCAAGACGTAGCTGTTGTGATGCGGAGGCAGGCCGCGACCGTCGGCCCATTCACGAGCCAACCAGTAGAAAGTTCCAGGCTTCAGGCTCGGGAGAACAGCGATCAGCTTTTCGGCATCGTCTTTTTGGAGCAGGTGATCGATATCCGTCAGCAGACACCATCCGTCCGGGGCGACGTGCATGCCGAGATTGCGGGCTCCGGGTATATTCCAGACTAGATTTTCCTTGATCCGATAGCACTCCACGGGAAAACCGACATCGTAAATATGCCCTGCGGCGGGATCGTTCTGGCTGCCGTCGTCAACGATTATGGCGCGAAGATGGGCTTTCACGGCCGGGGTGTAGCTGGCCCATTCCATCATGTGGCGGTCCAACATGCCCCCGTTCTCGTAGTATGATAAAACGATTGTGATCATCGTTTCTTGCATCTCTCAATCACGTCAATCATCTGCGTGCACAATACTAATCCTAAAAAGATCGGCACCATCCAGGAGAACGGGTGATAACCGAACAAGCGCTCAGGAAGCGTCGGGTCAACGATGGCGACGACGAATCCCGACAGTAGAAAACTCGCCAAGGCACAATCCATGATTGAGCTGATCTTCATAGAATACCTCCCCAGTTTTATCCCAAGTACCTAAACGCTGCCGCCGTAGTGCCGCCCATGCGGTCGGCAAACAATTCGAACTCTTCTCCGTGTTCTGCCATGTACTTCTTCTGGGCGCCGTATTGCTCACCGCCCTTTTCGTCAAAATGAAAATCCTGCAAAACCAAAATAGCCCCCGGTACGAAGTGCGGGCGAAAGATTGTCATCGCGTGCTGCCAGATCGGTTCGATCTTTGTGGCGTCGTCTACGTAAAGTCCTATCGGATATCCGGGCCACTTAGCCTCTCTGATATCGCCACGGTGATAATTGATTTCCACATCGAAGGGACTCAGGGCCGTTTGAACGCGCGCCAGCGTGTTTTCACCGAGCGCAAGATGAATGCCGTAAGCCGCAGCCTTTTCTGTCTCAGCCGCTGTAGCCATCCAGCGGTCATAGACATGAATCGGTGCGCCACTCTCCATGGCGCCCAACGCAAGTTGCGCAGTACCGGCCCCAAGCCAGCAGCCAACCTCGACAATAGCTGCCCCTTTGACAACAGCAGCCGCGTAAGCTTCGAGCCATTCACCGATCTCGACGCCCCCTTGGCTTGCAAATGTTTTGGCATATGCTCTCAGATCCTTCATTGGTAATTCGCTTTGAGCCAATCCAGTAGATCCCACGGTTTTTCTTGTCCTTGGAAAAAGATGATCTTCGCATTGCCGGGCAACTTTGCCGTCATACGGTTGGCCCGCAGCCACGGCCAAAAATAAACCCCGTCTTTCATTCCCCAGCCGGCCTCGGTCCTGCCCAGCGCGTAAAGCATCCAGCCCTGGTCGGTGCTTAAAAACCGCCTGGCGTCTTCGGGCTTGCATTTCCCCCTGATGGCATCAAAGCTCTGCTCGCCGCGAAATTTACTCCATACAGCTTCCCGTGCCCCCGAATTCATCATCCACATTGACGACTGATAGCGGGATTTGCGGTCATCGTATTTAATCGGCGCTCGGTAACAGATTAAAAAATCTTCGCTGCGACCGAGTATCGAATCCAAGCTACCGGTCACCACGCAGTCCAGATCAACGGAAACAAACCGCTCACCAAATACCGCGCGAGATGCTGCGCTAAACGCCTTGAGCCTCACATAGCACTGTGGGAACTCTGGCAACCATTCCGGCGAGCGCAGGTCGTGCCAGTCATCCCAAAGCGGAATCGGGGTAATGAGCGGGTCGAATTCTGCATCAATCTGGTCGGTCATCACAACAAACCTATGCGCCAGTGTCAGGTTCCGGTGAATCATACGCGCGCATGTATTCACGTGTTCCGGCGTGTACTGAGTCCAACATCGTGCATCGCGCCATAGCCAAAATACAATCGTTAGAGGGGCTTCCTGAATTCCCACTGACACCCCTTTCCAGTGCCGGGTAAATGCCTGGCCTTATCGTTGAAAAATTCCCGTACCGCCCGGTCTACGCCCTTACCCTGCGCATCGTCGCCCGCGATTAAGCCGCCGGACTTTACCTTTGGCCACCAGGCTGTGATATCGGCGGCAATGCAGGCGTAGGCGTGGTCGGCATCGATAAAGACAAAATCGAGCGAGTTGTCTTGATAATCCTTGGCCGCCTCCACGGACGGCAGACGAACAACGTTGATCAAATGACTTACGGGCGCCGTGTTGGCTAGAAACTCGTCGAACAGTGTGCCCTCAACGATTTCCTTGTGATCCTGCATGTCGGATGATCCCAGCCAAGTATCGACGCAATCGAACGTGATCTTCTTACCGCTGTTGGCGATCTCGACGGCCATGAAACACGCCGATCGGCCTTTCCAGCAACCGATCTCGACGAAATAGGCCGGATCCGGGGCTTCCTTGACGACTCGCTGGTAGACCAAGCTGAAAGAAAACCAGCCTTTTACGTGTTCAAAGAAATGTTCCATGCTACTGATACGCCTCCGCCACCCAGTTAAATTGTGGTCTCTTCTCGAATCCATCCCAAGCCTTTTCACAGCCCTGAAAAAATATGATCCTGGCATCCGCTGGCGGCCGGTCGGCATAGAGCGCCGGATCAGCCCTGACGTGTGCTGCCCAGCTATACACGCCGTCCTGTGTGCCCCAAATAGCCTCGCCGGGACCTAGTTTACGGCAAATCCAGGCCTGGTCGGACCCTACAAAGCCCGCGGCGGCGGCCTCTAACGCGCTTTCCTCGCCTCTAAAATCGTCCCAAACCTGGCGCCTAGCGCCGGCTGTCATCATCCACATCGAGCCTTGATAGGGATTCGAATGGCGCATCGAGGGATGTTTGTAGATCACGAATTCTTCCGGTCTGTCAAATAGAGGATCAAGTTGGCCGAGCACAAGACAGTCCAGGTCGATCGATACGAACCGGTCTCCGATAATCTCCTTGGCCTCAGTGCCGAAAGCTTTCAGCCTCACCCAGCAATGCGGCTTTTTAGCCGGCCAGGTCGGAATTTTCATGTCGCGGCAGTCCTGCCATAGCTGGACGGGCTTGATAATCGGATCAAACTCGTTCCAGGTTGAGACTGGCTTGTCGGTTAGGACAACAAAACGATGGGGCATATCCAGATGGCGATGAATCATTTTTGCCCATAGGTTAGCGTGACTGATCCGATACTTGGCCAGACAGGTTTCGCTTTGCCAAAGCCAACCGAGAACGGTCAGCATTATCCACCTTCGACGAAAGAGATGACTTTGTTGCCAGTGCTGTTATGGATGCAACTGAATTGGCCGAGCGGTATGACGCTATCGAGTAACATCAGACCGCCGGATTGCCCCGCGGCAGGCTGCGGATTGAAAACGTAACCCTCGCCTACCACGGCAGTACGACCTCCGAATTTACAGTAGATCGTTGTATCTGAGAGATTGAAGAGCGCTAGATATCGCCTGCTCTCGCGTTTGGACACCACCGTAGTTGACGCAGCGACATTGACATTCGTTTCTGTCGAATTGGTATCCGCGGCCAACCCGAGAGATTCGGAAATCCCAAGCAAGAGAATCGCAACCGCTATTAAGAAACCTTTCCTCATATCGATCTCCTTTACCGTCGTCTGCGTCTGCGAAGCCAGGCCGACATTCCACCGACGCCGCCACCGATTATGCCGATCAACCCGCTGTAGCTCCACCCGGCCTGTCGCCGCCACGCTTCATCCTTGCTTGCGTTCGGCGTGACGCCGGGACCGAGTAGAAAAAACGGCACACCCACGGCTGCTCGACGTTTCTCTGCTGAATCAATGGCCATCAGGGAGCATTCCCTTTTGTCTCAGTATAGGTCGTCCCGTTATCGCTCACGTCTTTTTCCCATAATGCCGCTTCCGCATCGTCCTTAAACTTTTTCTTTGTTGCGGTCACGTCAACGCCGTTTCGCAAGGCTTGATACATTCGATTTATCTTAGCCGCCAGTGTGGCCGTTGCTGCCGGAACCCCCGTCGGCTCGGCATAGGTGTCAGTCGCCAAGGCATCCACCACCTCGGCGTTCACCTCGGCTGCTGACAGCGGCGTCTCTTCGTTCACATCCACGATAACATCCGGCGTAGTCGTGTCGCCGGCTAATCCGATCACATACGCTTTCAACACGTCCGTGGCGTTGAGGCTCACCGCCATCGAGGCAAAGGCTATCGCCGTATCTCCGCTGAGCGCGTTGAAAGCTGTTCTGGCGAGCACATAGGCCGATCCCGCGCCCGCTCGTTGAACTGTCAGGTAGGCGTAATAAACGCCGTTACCTGCAATCTGATCGAGGAAAATATTGACGTAGAGCTTTCTGATCCTTGTCGTGTTGGTAAATGTGCTCACCAGCAAAGCCGTGGCAATGTTCTGGTTACTGAGAGTCTCGGTGTCGACCTGTGTCAGAAAAGCCATTGTTAGAACCCTCCGCCGAATGGACTATCAAACGGACCCTCGAAAGGCCCGCCTGGAATCAAGAGTTGATAAGCACCGATATCGGGAACAACCGGCACAGTGTTGCCTGCGAAGTCGCGAAGTAGGCCGACGTACACTCCCGCTGCGCGAGCTGGCGAAGTGGCCTGGAGATGGAAGTCCGGCGTGACGGTGGAGACGAAGAGGGGGTCGGCGTTGATTCCGTTGAGTTCTTGACCGTATGTACCTTGCAGAGTCGCGAAACTAGATACGGCATTGTTTTCCCACTTGACCAGTGAATCGGCTGGAAGGTTCGGGCCATAATGAAGATTGTAATTCAGTACCGGCGCAGTATCGTGGGTCGCGGACGAGTAGTATGTTTGTCCGCTGGCTGAGGAATTGCCTGTATAAAAGATGTTGTTTTTTATAATAGCGCCTTCGAGTTTACGATCTGCATCGGTCTCTCGGATGTGATTCACATTGTCCCGATTGACGTTTCCGATATACATGACGTTGTTTTCGATCAGTGTTCCAGTGGGAACACTTCCCGGCGCTACGTTGCCTATGTAAATAGAGAATCCCGAACTGCCCCTAACCCCTGGGTTTGAGAAAATGTTGTAATAAACTTCCGTTCCCGTGCTGGCGTCAGACAGGAAGAAATTGTTGTTCCAATCGTCGTAGACGTAATTAAATCGAGCAATATTTCCCGTTTGAGGGGTTGCGCCGCCCGTGTAAAAGCCTATCCCCGAGCCGTAGGACTGATGCGAGGTGCCACTCCCTGAAGCTGTGTTGTGCTCGATTACTACGTCGGTCGTGACTCCGTACAGAGCTATGTTATATGTGCCGCTGTTGGAGACGGTATTTTCTGAAATTAGCCCCCCAACAACAGTGTCATACAGTATCCCGTTGCCCTGCTGGGTCAGACTAAATCCGTTGTCATGAATCGTGTTGTTAAGCACGCTAACATTGGATGAATTACCGATACGAATGCCATCGAGGGCGTTCCAATTCATCGCGGAATTTTGTATTATGACATTTGCCGCGCCTGTCGATGTAAAAATCCCGTAGTCGTTTGTCTTCGTAATCTCCAGGGAGTCAAAGATTAGATTGGTCTTTTCGGCGGAGTTTATGCCTCGCCGCTGCGTGTACTCAACACCAGGGCTAGTATAGGCGGTCGCGGGATTAGAAGTCGCGTAAACATAGAGATTAGACCCGCTCCAAATCCAATCCCCCTGAGAAGCAAGATCGCCAAGTATTGTTTTTTTCGCACCTATAACATCGTCAATGGAAACCAGTTGTGATTCCGTCGAGACAGCGGCGTGCCATACATTAGTAACCCCCGCCGCCGAGTATGCGCCTATGGCCGATGTGTCAACCTTGATATCATCGAAATACAGCTTAGCCGCATTAGCTAAAACTCCCGCATTGGTACGGATTCCCGTTTGACCTACCCGAAAACTGGAGGCTCTATATGTGGCAGTGTTCAGAGCAAAATTGCTATTTTGTAGCGACCCATCTACCCACCAGGCCCAGCCCCCTGTGCTGGCGTTGTCGCCTCTGTATTCCAGCTCGACATAGTGCCACGCATTTGTACTTAGGGACGCATTTGTGCCGCCGTTGAAGGGCCGTTGATTTTGTGCGCCAATTTGGTCAACAGCCGATGCACCAGCAGTTTGATACAAATAAATATTTGCGAGTAGTGTTGTGCTGTAATAAATTTGCAGTATATCGACACCTCGCGCAGTGCCGGTTGTACCTAGAGAAGTTCCAGCGGGTACATAGACGTAGCATCTAATATAAACATCATAGGGCGAACCAAGGGTGAATGTTTTTATGCCGTAGCCATCCGTTACGACGCCGTTTCCGGTGACGGTGAATCCATAAGCACCGTTGTTTTTAGACTCCGTGGTTGCTGCTATGGTGCCACCAGTCTCCACGGTACTGATAAATTGCGTTTCGTCACCAGTCTCAGCATTAACGATTGCCAACCCCCCAGTCTCAACAACGTCGGCAGTCCAATCTCCCTCACTTGTCTTGTCGATATTAGCGCCGTTGATAATCGGCAGCGCCCCGCTCCCATACGCCCCGAACGTGACATGATTCCCCGCGCTCCCGCTGGATGGCACGGTGAGCTGCTCGCGCCAAGTATCGCCTTTTTTGAACAAGATTGAGTCGCCAGCGGAGAATAATGCAGCGTTGATGTCGGCGATGGTTTTGAAGACGCAATCGCTCCCGGTGGAAGTAGAGAACGTCGTTGGATTGTAGGTGGTAAAATCGCAGGTGGCCGAGCCGACGTTGGTGTCGGTGACTGCGCTGTCCACATAGTAAGTTGTGGCAAAGGCGGGGGTCAGCCAGAAGAGGATGATGGCGAGAATTAGGGAAAGGCGTTTCATTATTTCAGCTTGTGCGTTTCCAAGAAGGCGTCAAAACTCGACTTGACTCTATCGAACTCAGCCTGCTTTGCCGCAATACTCTCGTCGATTTTCTTTAGCGTGCCGGCAAGGCGGCTTTGGGCGTCGGCAATCGCCTTATCGGCATCCGATACCCGCCTTTTGGAATCTTCCTCGGCAGTCTTGGCGGATTTCTCCGCCGTCTCGCTGCGCGCGCTCGCTTTGGCGATCGCGGATTTGAGTCCCGTAATCTGCTCGCCGTGCTCACGTTCGATCTCTGATCGCTTTTGCTTGAACTCGGCTTCGAGTTTCGCGACTTTAGCGACATGCTCACTCTCGGCTTTTGCCTGAGCTTCTTTCGCTTTCGCGGTAGCCGCAACCGTCGCCGCCTTATCGCCTTCCATTCTCGATATCTCTCGCCGCATCCGTATGTGGCGCTGTGCAACATCCCCCAGGGAGGCGAAGGCGCGAAATACCTTCGCGAAGCGATCGGCTTCCCGAAGTGCGTTCTCGACTTCGGCCTCGGTCAATAGCGTTTGCTCTGCCATGTCAATTCCTCCTGATTAGCATCGAGACGTTGGCCACGCCGGGGCCGATCTTTTTCGGCTTGATGCTCTGAAAGGTATCGTTGCAGGATTTAATGCCGGACGACGAAAAAGTTAAAGGAAGCGTGTCCGAATCGTTGAGAAGAAAGAAATCCTTGCCGGAGATCGAGCCAAGGATTTCAACTCCATCGGCATCCCCCGTCACTTCGACTGTCGCAAACGTTCCGATCTTATCCCAGGCGGGCGCCTCGTCGCCGGCTTTGAGACCCTCCCATGAGGCCAGCCACAGATCGACGTTGCCACCGACGTATAACTGTTTGCATTTATAGTTCATGATTATTCCATCACAAGCGCGACATAGATATCGGCGTCGGTTCCCCCGACAACGACCGGGCGCAGATATCCCACGTTGTCGCGAACGCTATTAACGTCCGCCACGGTAAAGCTCAGATCGGCACCATCGAAATCCTTGAGAGTCGCTAGACTGGCGCCAGCCTCGACGTTCCCGCCCTTTATCGTCACAGTCGCACCGCCAAGATCGCCGTAGACGTGAATGCACTTGTCGTTGAAACCGAGGGCGTTGAGGATATCGCCGCTCTCGCCGTCGGTGAGATGCCAGACGGCTAAGATGGGGGTTTTTGCCGGAGCGAAACGCGAAGCGATGTTTGTTTTTGTTACCGTAGTTGCCATGACCGATTGCACCCTCCCCAAATGGCGGGGCCACTTCCGACCCCGCCACTATTTTTGAGAACGCCGCCCTGCCTGTCGGCAGACAGGTATCAGTCGCGGACAACGAGCATCCAGCCCGACACACGGCCAGCCGTCGCAAAGACCTCCACGCTGTTCGTGAGAGCCAAGAGTAGATCTGCGGTTGCCACATGGAGCGGACCTGTACCTACTCCTTGAGGAGACGCCTGGAGTGAAGCCAGGGCATTTTCGCCTGCGACATCCAGGTCTGTAGCGGTCAAGTACCGGTCGACGTCATCCACGGCCAATGGTGTCAATCCATCAGCCTGTATCGTGTACGTGCCGTAGCTCCCCGTGCTCGCCGCCGTATCTGCGGACAAGGCAGAATGGAACTCCCGGCCCATGACTATCATGTCGCCCTGACGGATCTTCCCGCAAACCAAGATGTCCCCGAGCGCCCCCGCGGCGAGACTTGCGAAATCCCACTTGAGGACTCTGGCCTTCCCGCCATAGATGTAGGGTGCTACGTGCCTGCCTGCCCTGATTTTCGTCCATTCGTCAGAATAGACATTGTTGACGCCGAAATGCCGAGGAGCTCTTAACCAAGCCAAGACGTACTCTACGGGTGTCATCGGTGGTAGCCCGTGCCGCTCAAAACAGTCCGAATAGATCGCACGTCCGCAGTTTGTTTCAATGATCTTTTTCATTTTGCTTTCCTCCTTTCCGCAAACACGCTAGTCGCGGACAACGAGCATCCAGCCGCTAAGTCGCCCCGCGGTGGCAAAGGCTTCACCGGAGTTGACGCACATGAGCAGCAGGTCTGCCGTGGCTACGTGCAAAGGCCCGGTGCCTACGCCTTGGGTAGACCCTTGCAATGTCGCCAGATCGTTCTGGCCAGCCGATTCGTGGCTTGTCGCTGCGAGATAGCGGTCCACGTCGTTCACGGCGAGGGGGGTTAGCCCATCGCTCTGAACGGTGTACGTGCCGTAACTACCCGATGCTGTTCCACCGGCAGAGGTCAACGCGCTGTGAAACTCTCTCCCCATGATCACCATGTCGTCCTTGTAAATCTTCCCAAGAACGAAAATGTCGGCCACGGTGTTTGCGGCGAGACTTGCGAAATCCCACTTGATAATTCGGGGCTTACCTCCGAACACATACGGAGCGACCCGGCGCCCCGCGCGAACCTTGGTCCACTCGTCGGAGTAGACGTTGGCTACGCCGAAATGTCGAGGAGCAGCCAGCCACTCAAGGACCGATTGGATCGGCCCCATCGGTCGCAAACCGTCTTTCGTGAAAATGTCGGAGTAGTGAATGCCGTGCTTCCGACGTTCCTCATACCATTGTTTATTGAAGTTCATTTTTTGCCTCTTTCCGGCCCCTGCGCCGCAGGAATGGCCTTTTGAATTGATTTTAGTTGCGATCAGGTAACACGCTTTATCGAAATCTCGTATTCCTGATCATCGGCAACGGCACCGTACATGTTTTCCGGTCTTGCGCTAAAAGTAAGCACGACCTCTGTTGCCGCGAGATGGCTCGGTTTCGCTTCTGCCCAAGCACCGGTTGTCGGAACTAAAGTGACCGAGGTCGCGTCTACGGCGCTCTTCTTGAAGCGTTGAATTACTAGACCCTCACTGCCCGTTACTGCCATTTGAAGATCACCTCCTTAGATTATCCTCTCTAAGTACCTGAAATCAAACACTCTCGTCGATATTAACTTGGATCACGCAGGTATCGTCACAGCGTACCGAGCCGCCGCTCAGCTTGACCATGGCAAACGGGTTGTTCCAGCGGTTCGGATCTCGACCCAGCTCCACTCCCTTAAACATTCCCATTGCCAAGCCCATGCCCATCCTTTGAATGCGCAGGCAGGAACGGATGTTGCCCGTCTTGTAGAGCTTCACCGATTCACGCCACTTGGCACCGTACCAGAGGGCATCTTTCGGAAAGCTGCCGGCGGTAAGAGCGTTGATGGTCGTGAAGTCGGAACTGGTCGCGGTAGGATCGGTCAGTAACTGCTCGATGCCTTTCGGAGAATGGAAAAAATACTGATCCTCCGGGAGCACTGAGTTATCCGCCATATTGGTTCGCGACGTGCGGATCTTCGCCATTGTAAGGCCCGATCCGCCATCGGCGACCTGATACAGTGCGGTATCGAACGATGTCGCGGCCGATGTCCCTGCGCCTTCGTCCACCGTCTCGGCTGTACCCAGCGCACCGCCGGCTTGCGCCGTGCTCTGAGCCAACACGAGATCGTCTTTCTTCCGCTCCATGGAGAAGGCCAAGATTTGCGAAAGCTCGGACTGTGGATCGGTGAGCGTTCTGAGTTCGTCAAACTCATCGATGGTTACTGCGAGCGCGAAATCGTAAAGAGTCGCCCGCCTTTTGGACTGCGCCGGGTTGGCATAAGTGGTCGTGCCGTCTCGGGCCAAGACTTGCTGCATGTCCTGCGATCCGATCCGGTTGAACGGTTCTGTTTTCCCTTTGACACCGGTTTTCAGACGCACGGCACCGTCAACCTGTGACGTTCGCTGCTGGGAGAGTTGCAGGACTGTCGCACTGACTCCATGATGAAACCAACTTTCATTCTCAAGCGCTCCGCGTTGACCGAGTTTGATAAGAGGTTCTGCGAGAAACCAGATATTTGCGGCGATTGCCGCCAGCCAGACGTAGATATTCCGTGAGAGATTTTTTATGAGATTCATTTCGGGTTCCTTTCTAATGTTTAACTTACCCAGTGATTTTTGGCAGGACTGGGAAGCTGCCCGCGGTAAGTGCCCCGCTTATGCGGACTCACCTGGTCTTTATGGGACCAGCAGCACGGCTTTCCGTGCAGTCACCCGGACTCCGAAAGGAGTGCCCCGGAATCTTCTTAATTAGTTAAATCAAGAAGGTGTTTCCAGCTTTTACCGACGCGGATGGCCCGGATAGTTCCCCGGTCCACTCCAAGGCGTCGAGCTAAGTTGGAATTACTTTCTTGACTCGCTTTAACGAACAACACTGATTCATTATTTAATTTCGCCGCCATACTATGTTCGCCCAAACCGATCTGAGTAAGCCGCCCTTTGTCGAAAGCGTCGCGGCTATTGTCGGATTTTGTACCCAGAAAGAGATGCTCGGGATTTACGCACGGCGGATTATCGCATCGATGAAGAACGAATAATCCGTCTTCGATCGGCCCCTTGAATAGGCTCCATGACGCTCGACTGGCGGTGACAATTTTCCCGTCAACCCAAATTAGGCCGCAATCGGTACGGAGCGCACCCATCCACAACCAGCAACCCGTGTTTGGTTCTGGGATGTATTTTTCTTCAAATCTTTCCAATAGCGTCTTCATCTTCTGACCCGGATGGAGAGGAACTCTCCGGTAGCGGAGCTTGGAATCGAACCAAGGGGAACCGGCTTATGAGACCGGCCTGAAACCATTTCTCCCCGCTAACGCAAAGTTCTATCTTAACTTACCCCAATACTCCCGTTTGAGAACAAATGCAAATCGTTAGCGATGAACCCCTTTAATTTTTTTCGCGTTCGCGCTCGCGTAAAAAACTTCTTCGGCCTTCTTCTTGCCGCCCTTGTTCCTATATGTCTCCATCATCGCGCGCATGATGGACTTGCCTTTGTGAGTAAGCGGCATGGCTCACTCCTCTGGTTTTTTGGGCTTGAACGTCTCTTTGTCGTCATAGAGCAGGATCACCCACATAGGGGACCAATCAATGATTCTGGTCTGATTCAAGCGAAGGCCGAGTTCATTGTGCTTGTCTGCTATCCGAGTGCCGTCTTTGGTAATTTTTTCTTGGACGATCATCTGACTTCTCCTGTGCCGTATTTCTTTTTGAATGCAGCGTCACGTTTTGCCATCAAGGCAATTCTCTTCGGATCTTCCGGCGATCCGTGCAGCCACAACTGATAATCGGGATGCTTCGGGTCGGTCGTCATTTTCAGCATTTCATCGAACTCCGCGTCTGCCGGAGGATCGCCAGTCCCGCTGATCTCACTGATCTCTTCCCCGGTGTCCATTCCAGCCTGAGCGACAAGCCGCAGCAGCACGGGATCATCGGCTGCGGTTATGAAACCGCCATTTCCGTTCGGTATTTTGATAGACTCTAAATGCTGCATCTGCGCTTCGGTAAAATTCTTAGTAAGCCAAGCCCCGCCATAAGCCTGAAGCGCCTTTGATTCTTTCCCCGTGGAAGCCGCCCATGTATCAAATTCCGCTTGCGCTTTTTGGCGATCAGCCACAAGCACTGGGGCAATTTCTTCGGTATAGCGCTTCCCTTCAAGTGCCATCAGTTCGCCGATCGCCGCATTGCTCACATTGTTCTTGTGCGCCCATTCCCTAACTGCTTTGACCGTAGATTCAGACCGCAATCCTTCAGGGATCGCATCCACGTTTATTTCGTATTTGTCGGGTGATTCGGGCGGGGCGTCCTGCGCTTTGACCAACGCTAGGCCATGGCCCTTCACTTTCTCGCCAAGATCCTTGCTCCAGGCAGTTACCTCTTCGGGCTTTGCGTCCTTTCCCGGTAGTGAGATGGCGCCGCCAAGCCGCTTCTCCAAGCCCACGGCATGCTTGACGAACGTGGGAAAGTCCTTGTGGTTGCCTGATTGCACGCCTTTCTCGAACGACGTCCAGACGTCGGGGTCGCTGGTCTTGAGCGTTTCGGCGGGAGCGTACCAGGTTGGAGTGGCGCTAGGGGCCGGGGCCGCGGGAGGAGCCGCAGAAGGATCACCGCCGCCGGAATTCGGATCGCCTTCGGCTGTGAGTAAAAACCTTGTACCGGGAACTCGAATTCCGCTGCTCCCTGGTTCTATCACAAAATTCTCAAGCGTTTTTATGCCATCAAACATCGATCTCTCCTAATTGATTCGTCCTTTTTTCTACGTGCTTCTTTCGTTGGCAATTGATCTCGTGAACGAGGAACCTATCGGGATTATTGACTGTCTTCTTGCAACAGTTGCAGCCATTATCAGTAAACATTGCCACAGGGTTATACTTATCGCTGTAAGTAAATCCCCTATCGGAACGCAAAAACGCCCAAAGCACGTCGCTACTCATTAAAAGCGGCTTCTCCGGGCTGCTCTTGTAATGCCCAGGGATTAACCCAGCCGCCGCATCCTTGCTCAAACTCTGGCACGAGAGAGAGCCGTAACCGTTTTTCCATGCTATTTCACGGGTCGCTTCCATCGTCGTTAGTAGATTAGTTGAATTCTTAGCAGCTCTCACCTTATCGGAATTTAATTTCCTACAGATTGCGCTACAGAACACCCGACGCTTGTACGAACTGAGAATCAAATCTCCGCATTCGGCACAGGTGTGGATACGCGAAAAATCATCACCCTCCAACATCTCCGAAAGTCTATCAATCAGCATGACTTATTGCCCTCCCCGTACTTCCCCATCTGCTCAGACATCAAAGAACCGGGATTCGGATCGCCTTCGGCTGTTAAGAGAAGTCGTTTCAGCATCAGTGTCCTCCCTCAAAATGATAGTCCGACTTTCCCAATCGCTTGAATGGCTTTGCCCTTCGGTCGTAAATTACTCTTCCCAGCAGTCGCAACCGGCAAGAGTTAAGATGCTTTTGCCCGCGAACAATCTCCGTTCGCGCCCAACGGTATATTTGCGGCGTGGCGATGTTAACATCCAGCATCAGTGTCCTCCGTTTTCGGGCCAGTCGTATTCAGGTTTCCAGTGTGCATTGACAAGTAGATGCCGTTTGTGAATTTCTTCCACGCTCAAGTAACCGTTGCCGAGTAGAATACGTTCGATCTCGTCTATCCAGCGGTAGTCTTTTTCCAGGGCGTCGCCGAGAATGAGGCCGTGTTGCATTCCCCTCAAGTAGCGGTCATGCACGCGAGCCAGGCCGGCCATAGTGATTCGAAGATCGATTGTATGTTTGGCCTTACTAGGATTCGGCATACGGAATCCCCTTGCGTCTCAGAAGATCATTGGCAAACGCGCTGTGAGCAAAAAGTGGCATTTTGTCATCTTGCATGATGACCAACATCTGCTCGATGGACAA